CACAGATTGCCTCGAGTAGATTGTCATCATAGTAGTACACATCCTCAAGTATGCTTGTTTTACCACTCATATCATCAGTAAAAATATAGACATCATAACTGTCTGCAGTTTCCTGTGAATGAATCATATAATCTAGTCCACTAAAATCACTTGTAGTGATTTCTAGTCGTAGATGTTCGTTAACAAATTGCTTGAATGTTAATACATTTAACTCGTGATTTTTCATAATTTGATAGTTTATTGTGATTATTATAAGACACCTCTCAGATAGTTTCGTTGCTATCACTAATCGAGCCTATTCACTCTCTTCAAGGTGTTTCGGATTTTGAATCCTCATCAGTTATAATGGTTAAGCATTGTTAATCGCACCCTCATAAGAGGTTAGATTATTAGATTCCATTTCTAGTATTGTTAGCTTTGCAACCCTGATACACATTGAATATTCTGCAGGAGAAATTGATGTGTTATTGTCAAACATTTTGTTAGCTACATTCATAGCTATTTTCATATCGTTTTCAGGTTCAATACTAATAGTTTTTACTGTACTCATAATTGATAGTTTTTATTGTGATTAATGACTACCAACCAAAGTGGGATACCGACTTACCGACTAGTGCGTTATGGTTGATAGTTTCGTAGGTGTTTAAACCTTTACTCATCAGATTAATCTTGATTAGATGAACACAACCTCAAATTCATTTGAGATGTCTTCTAGAGCAATTTCATAGCTTTCCATATTAGTAGTTTTTGTGATTAATAATGTATTTGTTTAATTTGTATTTATTAGATGAATCTAGCATCATAAAGAATTCATAAAAGATGGTTGTTCCTGTTAAGGTCAACACTTGCGAATATTCATCATTTGTGATGGTTGGACTCACGTTTTTGTAACGCTTAATTAACACTCTTTGCGTTGTTTTTAGCTTACTCATCAAGACATCCCATTTGTCATATAAATGGTCTCTCAAAGTAGGATTGTCTGCCCAAACTAATCTAATAAAATCATACTCAAAATTGTTCGCATAAACATTGAATTTGTTTATATGGTCAACTGAATTAGCAACTATATTACTATAAGTAGTTTTCATAATATTTAAATTTAATTGTGATTAATGACTATCAAAACAAGTATTACAGGCACTGCATTCATCCTGAGATTATAGTGGTATGCGAGGTAGCCCACTTGTAGTTCATAACGCTACGTAATTTTTATGCAGTAATACTCGGTATGTCAAAGAACAGGTGCAAATATAGTATATAAGTAGCATAATTCTATAACAACTTACTGACAATGTGTCTACTTTCTTCTGCATATTTGTCACACTTTTAATGTTTTCTTTATCAATGACTTAAGTGTCAACACTACAATATAGTTTGTTTAGCAATGTAAGGTATCGTGGAGGTGTTATCCCTTTGCTATTGATGTGCAAAGGTACTTCGTAATTTAAACTTCGTTAAACGTAAGCTATGTGGGGTTACGTGGGATGGTCATTTTGGGGGAAGGTCAAAATAAAAAACCTAAAAAAATGCAGAAAAAATTTTCAGAATCAAGATTCGAAACAAAAAAAATATGACTTTCTATTATAGGGGGTGCAACGTAAGACGACATATAACCCTCAACCTCTAGATATCTAATATTTTTTTATTACCTTTACAAAAAAATAAAACTATGGATGGACTAATTGTAAAAAACGGAAGACTAATCAATGAGAGACGACCTGGTGAGTCTGGTATAGCAATGGCGGCTAGAATAAAGCGTGCTGTTACAAATGATCGTGAAATAAATAAAATAGCTGAAGGAATTCAGTTAGCAGAAAATAAAAAGAAATTTAACCAACTAGAGTTTTAAGTTTCCCATTTGTGTGTTTTGATTAGTAGTGAGAAGAGTATCTATTCAGGTACTCTTTTCTTTTTTAACATACTATGTTAATTTTATGTTGATTTTAAAATTACTTAAGTTATTGATATTTATATATTTAAATACTATTTATGTTAATATGTTAAAAATTATATATAAAAAAATAATATAAAAAAAAATTACAGTGCTAAAGTTTTATAAGCCTAGTAATATTTATAAAAAAATCAACATATCAACATATTACTTTTCATTTTAATTTATATATTTGTACTAATCTAATACAATAAAATATGCAAACAGACTCAGGATACATTCCTAAAAACCTAGACTTTGAAGAACACGCAAGAGAAAAATTAATAAACGGAATTACTGCAATTTCTAAAGCAGTTAAGAGTACGCTAGGCCCACGAGGCAGAACAGTACTAATAGAGTCTCCACAACATACTAACGGAATAACGGTAACTAAAGACGGGGTTACAGTCGCAAGGTCAGTTGCTTTACTTGATCCAGTTGAAAACTTAGCAATACAAATGATGCAGGAAGCTGCGAGTCGTACTGCAACTTCGGCTGGTGATGGTACAACTACCGCTATTGTTTTGACTGAAGCTTTAGTAAAAGCTGGACAAACCCATATTAAAGCCAAAAATAATGTGACCGAAGTTATTAAGCATGTTAATAGGTTGTCGGCTGAGATTATTAATGACCTTAAAAAAAATAGTAAAAAAGTTTCTAAATCAAAACTTGGTGCAGTTGCAGCTATTTCAGCAAACAACGATAAGGAGCTGGGAAGTATTATTGCTGATGCTTATAAGCAAGTTGGGTCAGATGGAATTGTTACAGTTGAAAAATCAATGACAGCTGAAACTTACGCAGAGGTTACTAACGGTATTAAAGTAGATAGAGGATATACTTCACCACTCTTTATTAATAACCAAAAGAAAGATGAATGTATTTTAGAAGGAGTAAGAGTTTTAGTTTGTGACCAGGAGATTACTAATGTATTACAAATTGAGAATATTTTAAAACCAATAATAAATAAAGGTGATAAACTTTTAATTATAGCTGAGTGTAATTCTAATGTTGTAAACACACTTGCTGCCAATGTAGTTCGTAATGGTTTAAAGTTCTGTAATATCACACCTCCATCATTTGGTTATAAAACCCATGAACTAATGCAGGATATTGCTTTATCAGTTGGTGCAAAATACTTTTCTGAAAAGACTGGTGATGACTTATCACTTATGCAGTTTAGTGATTTAGGTTATGCTGATAAAATAATTATAGGAAAAGACAGTTCGGTGTTAATTAAAAACCAAGAGATGACTGAGGAAATAAAAGAAAGAATTAGTCAGCTTAGAGAACAGCAAGAAAATACCACACACTTAGGAGATAGAAAGTTTATTAATGAACGTATTGCTAGTTTAGCAGGTTCTATCGGTTGTATTTATGTAGGAGGTAATAGTGATGTAGAGCAAAAAGAAAAATTTGACCGAGTCGATGACTCGGTATGCGCTGTGCGCAGCGCCTTGCAAGAAGGAATCTTACCAGGCGGGGGACTAGCTTTACTTAAATTATCTGAGCAACTACAATCAAAAGACGCTAATGATGACGAAAAGGTTGCTGTTAAAATATTGAAAGACGCATTAACAACCCCATGCAAACAAATATTAATAAACGCAGGAATAGATTATAAAGAAATAATTAGAAATCTTTCAGTAACTCAAACCCACACCCTTAAAGGTAAGGCAGGAATGTCGTATGGGTATGATGTGAAAAATCAAAAATACGGTGATATGTATACTATGGGGGTTATTGATCCTCTAAAAGTTACAAAGAATGCTTTAATAAATGCAGTATCTGTAGCAACAACTATATTAAGTACTAATGCAATTATAACCCATAAGAGATTAAATGAAGAAAAGAAAGCTTAATTCAAAAAACCCAAAGTACGCACCTAAAGAAGAAAAGAAAATAGAAACTATTAGGAGAGAACTAATAGCGAACAAAGGCAAAGTAAAAGTTTACGCTGTCTTTAAAGATTAATTTAAATTAAATATAATGCCAATAAATAACGAAATATTTGACTCTTATAGATTAGAAGTAAAAAAAATTCACAACGCTATAAGATTATTAGCTAGACAAGGATACACTGTAATAGACTTAGAAGGTCAAGTCATTACTAAATGGAATGTAGAAAGCGGGAATTACCCCAACATAACATACAATAGAACACCTAAACAACTAGATCACTAATGCAACCAATCGGAAAGTACATAGCAGTTAAACCTATAGAAGAAGAAATAAAAACTGATTCAGGGTTATTGTTATCTTCAAAAGAAGCTAAAGACTTTAGATATAAAAAAGGATCAGTAATAAAACCTGGCAGTGAAGTTACTGTAATAAAAGCTGATGATATTATATACTATGATAAAAACGCTGGACACTCTATGCTTTTAGATAATGAGTCTATGACTATTATTCAAGAGCGAGATGTCGTTGTAGTTGTATAAATAAATTTAATATCTTTGTAAGATGCCTACAAAGAAAAAACCTAAAACTAAAGTCACTCGTGGTAAAGTAACACGTAGACAAGCTAGACGCTCTAGAGGTAAAGAGGTCTTGCTTCCAGATACTAGGACAAAAGCTCAAAAACAAAAAGACGCTAAAAGAGTAGCAGCTAAAACTAAAGTTTCTACTAAAACTACAAACTACAGTGTTACCAGAACTAAATCTAAAAAAGGCAAAACTAAAGTTAGATCAGGCAGTCAGTTTAGAACTAAAAGCAATCAAGACAGTAAATATTCTAGAAGTAAAAGCTCAGGAACAACAACTACCAATACCAGAGGAAAACAAACTTATCGTAAAAAATATTTTAGAAGAGATAAAGAGACAGGTAAAGAAATAGCTACTAGAACCAGAACAAACAAAAGAGGTACGACTAGGTACACTACAGTTACAGGCCCTAAAGCTTATAAGAAGTATTCTAAGTGGGAAAAGCAAGATAATAAAAAAGCAACAAGACAAGTAAAAAGAATTAAAAGAAGAACTAGAAAGACTTAATCTCTTCGTTTAATTTTTTAATATAGTTCCTATAAACCTTATCCATATACGAAGCATCACTCTTAAATAAAGGATTAGTTCTATGATCTTCCCCAAACTCTTCGCCATTTAATTTCTTGTATATGGTATTAACTAATCGTTTACCTTTATACGTCAGTTCGTATAAAGTGGTCTCCTTAGCCTTACCCTTTCTCCATACATGTATCCAACCATCCTTTAGTAGTTTATCAAAACGATTGACATCCCATGACATTAATTCTTGGAATTCATTAAACTTTGTTTTATTAAAGACATCCTCACTATAAAGAAACAGCATCATATCTATATCAGGAGTTCCAATCTTGTATTTAGCTTTAACCCAGTACTTTATAATTCTCCAGTATTTTAAGTAATCGTGTGTGGGAACTTTTCTGTCGTAATTTGGTCTTCTCAAAAGTATTTAATTAAATTGTTATCTTTGTGTAAATATAAAAATAAAAAAGCCATGCCTGTAAAAAAACTAGTAAAGAAAATAAAATCAGCTGTAGCAAGAAGAAGAAGACCTGGAGTAGTCTCTAAGGTTAAAAAAGTTGTTAAAGGAAAAGACGGAAAGTCTAAAGTTAAAACAACTAGATCTACAGGAGTTACAAATAGTACAAGAAGTAGATATCGTACTTCCAATATGACCGACAAAGGTGTTGATATGACACGTAAACCAAAAGCAACTGTAACTAAAGACAACAGAAAAGGGACAGGTTATAGAAAGAAAACGGTTACTTTAGACAGAACGAAAGCTAGAAGCAGAAAAGACCTTGTAGGAAAAATTACCAAAACTAAAAGGAACATAGTGACTGGTAAAAAGAAGACTACAACGAAAAATGTTACAGCTAAAAAAGCTAGAAGAGTTTTAAAAAGAATGAACAGAAAAACCAACAGGATGATTAAGACTGCAGAAAGAAAAGGTAAAAGACAAAAAAGAAGATTAGAACTTAAATAATAAAAATTATGCCAACAGTAAAATATAAATGTGGAGACACAGGTAAAATGAAAAAAAAGCAATTCCCTTACAATGCAGTAGGGAAAGCTCAAGCAGCTGAATTTGCCAAGACTATGAAAGGATCAATTAAAAACAATCCAGGTTATGGTATGGAGAAAAAAATGGGATAATGGCAGTAAAAAAAAAGAAAAAAGCAATAGCCAGAAAGAAAAAAGCAATAGGTGTCGCTAAAGATATGTTAAAGGGTAAGGTTAAAAAACCTTTACTTGTTTCAAGAAACCAAATTAAAAGAGACATTAAAAGAAAAACTAAGGCTATCGCAAGAAAAAGGAGAAAACTTAGTTCAAAAAAGAGATAAAATAAATCTTTATCTTTGTTAATTAATTACTAACTAATAAATTTTTAAAAATGAAAAAGCAAGGTTATAACGCTAGACTTGATGAGTCACTAGGCGGAAGACATAAAGGAAAACATTCTCAGTCTATGAAAGACAGAAGAGATGAAAGTAAAGCTATGTCTAAAAAAATGTATGGTCACTCTTATGGAGCTGACAAAGGAATGTCTTATAGACATACATCTTCTTGGAAAACTCACGATCATCTTAAGTAATGGCTGGTCGTACTAAAAAAGAAAAGTTTCCTGAGATAAAAAAGTCTAGACAAGGCGCATTTACGTCTTGGGCTAAGAAAAATGGATTCAAAGATGCGTGTAGTGCTGCGTCAGCTGTCATGAAGAATACAAAAAAGTATTCTGAAAAGGTGGTTAAGATGGCAAACTACGCAAATAACTTTGGATGTAAAATGAAATAATAATTAAATTAAATTTTATGGCTAAAAAGAAATTAACAGTTAAGAAAAAAAGTGTTGTCTCTAAAAAAGCGGTGAAAAAAAAGGTTGAAGAGCCTAAAAAAGTAGAAAAATCTGTAGTTAAAAAAGCTGATGAAGTACCAACTGAGGTAACTATGGAGAAAAAAGTTTGTCATGTTGCTTATGTTCCGCCAAAAAGACTATGGTCGGACAAAAGACACCATCCAAACCCAGATGATCACCGATTTGACAGCAATCCTTTCTTAGGAGTAGAAGAAAAATAAAAATTATGGGAAAAATATTAGTAAAATTAGGCTTGTGGCTACAAAAAGCTTGGTGTAAATTATTATGCAAGTGGAACTGGTTAATATCTAAACTAATTGTAGACGTTAAAGAGTGTCCTGTAGCACAATGCATGTGTAAGAAAAAATGAAAAGAACTAAAGTAAAATCAAAAGGCTTTGGCGACACAGTTGAAAAGGTTGCAAAGGCAATCGGAGCTGATAAAGTAGCTAAAGCTTATGAAAAAGCCACGGGTAATGACTGTGGTTGTGGAAAAAGACGGGATACATTAAATCGAGTTTTTCCATATGACAGATAAAGAGAATTTTTAACCCTCAATAATAAAAAAATGGCATATCCAAAAATAACCGTAAACACGGGCAAAGCATTATCACTAATCGCTAGTGATACAATTCCAATTCCTTACGTAGACTCAATACAATTAGTAGGAACAACCTCAGCTACTACTGCAAACAAGCTAGTTGCTGTAGGATCTGATTTTTCTAACGTAACAGTTGGTGATATTGTGTATAACACTACAGACAACACTTCAACTACTGTTACTGCAGTAGACACCTCTACAATACTTTCTGTTGCAGACGATATATTTACTTCACCTGAAGACTTTATAGTATTTCAAGCAGGGCCTGTTTTTGAAAGAAGAACAAATTCGGCATCTGGATGTTTATTGTATGTAGGAAGCAGCGAAGGAACTATGGATGTAGCAAAATCATTCGTAGATGTAAAAGTAAAAACAGTAGCTGGAAGTATAGTTACCTTTAGTAATTTTCCTGTAGGAGATTACCTACCATTACAAGTAGTACAGTTATATGCTACAGGTACAGACGCAGCTGCAGATAATAATTGTTTAGCAATCTGGTAATATGGCGCAGCAAATAGGAGAAGATACAAAAGTCACACTTGATTTAAAAACTATATCCATGATTATTGGATTTACAGTTTCTTTATGTAGTATGTATTTTGTATTACAGGCGGATATAGCAAAAGCAATGGAGCTGCCAGCACCAGAAGTTACTAAAACAGAATTTACTTATAAGGATCAAATAATACGAGACGCTATTATGACGACTCAAGAAGATGTAAAAGAAATGAAAGCTACTCTTGAAAAACTAGATGAACGTATATTTGAGTTAACAAATGAAAGATGAGATTATGTATACTAATATTATTTTTAATCCCAACCTTAACTTTTGCTCAATCTTATAAAGACGGTATAGTTGTAGTTCAGTATTCAGCTGACTTTGTAAAAGCCAACGAAATAGATATTAGCAAGTTAGAAGGCGCAGACCTTTTACGTCTAGCTATGTCTGAACATCCCAAAATTTTTGAAAAAGAAGAAATAAAATTTCTACCCACTGTTTGTTTATATCATAATCGTAAACTAATTTTAAAGGTAGAAAGCGATATATCATTAAAGCTTCCAGAAGGCTCTATTGATAAAATACAAAAACATATTAATAAAATAGTAAAAAGTAAATTTTAAATATGAATAGAAAAAAAATAACCGAGAAGTTTGCATTAGACGCTATCCTATATATTATAGTAATTTATATAATAGGATTTTTAACTTTTAGTGCGCAGGCTCAAGTAGTACAAGAGCCTACAAAAAAAGAAGTAAGAAAATTAAAAAAAGGATTTAATAAAGAAAATATTTTTGACAAAGTATACAAAGACCTTTTAAAATATGGAACTTTTTATATTGCAGGTGACGCTAGCAATCCTTATCAAAAACAATCTATCGACTATGTTGTTAGAACTAATCCTAGCGGAAACCTTTATGATGTTCCAGTGGTTCAAGACGCAACCGAATATCATGAGTTTGATTATAGGTATGGATTTGGAATAAGACGTATAGCTCGTTTTGATTATGAAAATAAAGAAAAAGCATACTATGATGGTACAGAAAAAAACGTAGCGCTGTCTTCTCCAACAGCTGCATTTAGTGGGTTTGAATACCTGTTTCATTGGGAAAAAGAAAGAGAGCGAGGTGAGGTGTTTGAAAACCACCGTTACTTTCTTAGGCATACGGGTAAGCATCACATTGTTAAGGTCGAATCAAGGGCTGAAGGAAATGTAGGTTTTGAATATAATTCAGCTGAAGTCAGAGGGAGATTACCTATAGGGAAAAAGTTTAGTATATCAGCTGGAGTAATAGCAAGAACTCATGATCAGGCTTTTGGCTACAATCCTGTAGAGATATGGCTAAACGAAACTGATGAAGATGGTTACGCATTAAACCCATGGTACACTTTAGGTTTTGAATATGGGTATGATGATATAGCTTACAATCAAACTGACCAATATGGTAACGAGGTCTTTGATTGGTACTGGATAGATGAGCAGGGTGAAATAGTGGCACATACGGATTTAGAATTTCGTGAGACAGTTTTTGCTGACTTAATGAACAGATACAACAGAGAGCAGTGGGATTTATTAGATGCTTTTGCAGAAGTAGCTCCTATTGTGGGAGCTGATTGGTACAGCTATACTGACAAAGCTTGGGTTCATGCTTACGCTAATTACATATTACCTTACCATAAGTATTTTAAGGGAGATGAGGATTTTAGTTATTTAAACAGAAACAATTGGGGATTAGGAGGCTTAAGGCAAGACTCAAAGCTAGAACAATGGGATGACTATCAGTTTGGTTTAATACTAGGCTGGAACATTACTTCAAAATTAGGTATATTTGTAGAAGGAGAATATACAAAGTTTTGGGATGCTGAAATATTTAAATCAACTATAGGACTGAATATTGAATTATGAAGATAAGCGATCATATAACATATGCGGAAGCTATTCATTCAAATACAGCTAAGAGAAAAGGAATAGATAATACACCTAATCCAACTCAAGTTGAAAACATGAAGTTGACAGCTGAGAAAGTGTTTGAACCACTAAGAAGATGGGTGGGCGGCCCTATAAAAGTTAACTCTTTTTTCAGGTCTCCTGTTTTAAATGAAGCGATTGGAGGAGTTAGTTCCAGTCAGCACTGTAAAGGTCAGGCAATTGATATTGACGATGTATATGGATATAAAAGCAATGCCGAAATGTTTACATATATTAAAGAAATGTGTGACTTTGATCAGCTCATATGGGAATTTGGGACAGACATGAATCCTAATTGGATACATGTTTCATACGTTTCAAAAGAAGATAATAGAGGAAGATGTTTAAAGGCTTATAAAGAAGATGGTAAGACAAAATATAAAATGATATAATGGCTAAAAAAGGAAGAACAAAAAAGAAAGGTAGTAAAATATGTCCAGCTGGAATAGCTTGGGCTAAAAGAACATTTGACACTTACCCTAGTGCTTATGCTAATATGGCTGCAAGTAAATATTGTAAAGACCCTAATTACGCTAAAAAAAGTAAGTAAATAAATAAATAAATAAATCATGGCAAAAAAAAGAAAAAAGAAACTTAAACCGACCGTAGGTTCAACAAGATTTACTGAGGCAAGAAAGAGAAATGTAAAAGTCAAACCAGTAAATAAAAAAGCAGCAGCTAAAAGAAAGGCTATCATCTCTAAAGTTAGAAAAGCTGGTGAAGCTAAAGTAAGTGCATCTGTAAAAGCAAGAAATAAACGTATAGGAGGAAGAAGCGTGAGGATAAATCAAAACACCATGCGTAGAAGAAATAGATAATGGCAGGAGCGTTAAAAAAGTGGCGGGATCAAGATTGGGTTCGTATTGGTAGTGATGGAAAAATCAAAGGAAAATGCGGTACTTCAAAAGATAAAAAAAATCCTGATAGGTGTTTGCCTAGGTCAAAAGCAAATAGCTTATCAAGAAGACAATTAGCTGCCACTGCACGCAAAAAGAAAAAAGCGGGAGCAAAAGGTAAAACTGTAGTTAGCAACACTAGAGCTGCAAAAGTAAAATCATAATGGCAATAAGAAGAACAACAGGTAGAGGGGGTAATTATAGGTCGACTAAGTCTGGCGCTGGAATGACTAAAAAAGGTGTGGCTGCATACAGAAGAGCAAACCCTGGGTCTAAGTTGAAAACTGCAGTTACAGGCAAAGTAAAACCAGGAAGTAAAAGAGCTAAAAGAAGAAAATCTTATTGCGCAAGAAGTTTAGGGCAATTAAAAAGAAGTAGTGCTAAAACAAGAAATAATCCTAATTCTAGAATTAGACAAGCTAGAAGAAGATGGAAATGTTAATATGAAAGATATATTATTAAAAATATTTGGAGGTTCAGCTGGAGAAGTCACTAATAGACTTTCTAATGTGGTGGATAAATTTGTAAGAACAAAAGATGAAAAAGCCGCTTTTGAAAAAGAGATGACGCAAATATTAATTGAAGCTGAAGCAGCTATGCAAAAAAACGTAACTGATAGATGGAAAGCAGACATGGCATCTGATAACAAACTTTCAAAATCAGTAAGGCCTTTAGTTTTAATTTTTGTTATTGTCTGTACTATGGTGCTAATTTTTATTGACTCAGGATTTATTAACTTTGCAGTTGAAGAAAAATGGTCAGATTTACTTCAAATGCTTCTTATTACAATTGTTGCAGCATACTTCGGAGGAAGGTCTTATGAAAAAGGTAAATCGATAAAAGGTAAAAAATAAATTAAATGGCAAGAATAAGTACCTACGAAAAAGATTTAAATATAAATCCAGATGATAAATGGATTGGTACAGATGCCGATTTTCTAGACGCTACCAAAAACTTTACAGCTGGAGCTGTAGCCACATGGATTGCGCAGTTTAATTACGTAGACAATCCCTTCCCAAGATACACATATAAAGATATGACCATACCAGCTAATATAGCCGCTGGTAGAGAGTGCGGAACAATTACTCAAGATCCAGCAGTAGCTGGAGTTATTCCTTTTTCAACTCTTACAGATTTTATGCTAAGCATTTATCAAAAAAACAGATGTACTGTAGATATATCAGGTTACTATACTGCGCCTTTAGTGGGGTCAACAGTTATAATAACTAAATGTACAGACATGTCAACATGGGGTATTTTTACTTGGGCAGCCGCTCAAGTTGACCCTTTAGAAACAAGCTTTTTCGATATTCAAGTTACTTATATTGCAGGTAATGGAGGCTTCGAAAATGATCAAGATTATTTTATATCTTTGTTGGACTATGGAACTAATGTTCCTGGCGATAAAAATCACGTTGCAACTTTAACGCCTGCAGCGTCAACTTTTAACGTAAACCACGGTCTTAATAAATTTTCATCAGTCACAATAGTTGACCCAAATGAAGAAATAGTTGAGGCTCATGTAGATTACACTAGCGCTAACTCTGTAACCATAACGTTTTCAGAAGTAGTAAACAATTATAAGGCGTTTTTTAATTAATAAAAGAAAAAAAATATTATGGCAGAAATTAATTATTATGCAGATATTGACTTAAATAATGGTCAGGTAAAGAATTTTAAAGTAGACAACTCTACTTCTTTTCCAAGTATAGCTGGTGTAGGTCAACTACGATACGATACAGGTAACTCAGTATTAAAGTATCATACAGGTGGTGGAACATGGGTAACTATTGGAACAAGTACAGGTGGAGTAACAACTTTTACAAACACAAACAATGGAACATTCGTAGCTTACGGAACTGCAAACGCAGCAGCATCAGGAGGGGTAAATATTGGAGATGTTGACTTAACAGCAACTGGGACTCCAAGTGCTACTACATTCCTTAGAGGTGATAATGTGTGGGCAACCCCAGCGGGTGCGTATACGTCTTGGACGTTAGCAGGCGACTCTGGTTCGAGTCAAGCAATCGCAGATGGTAATACAGCTACTTTTGCGGGAGGCACAGGTATAACAACCGCAGCTTCAGCAACCGACACCTTAACTATAACAAACAGCCTTCCGTTTAATAATATTGGAACTGCTGGTGATTCTGGTTCATCAACCATTACCAATACAGATACAATTACAATAGCAGGTGGTACAGGTATTACAACAGCCGATAATGGTTCGGGAACAATAACTATTACAGCTTCAGGAAGTGGAACAATGTCTTCTTGGACATTAAGTGGAGACAGTGGTTCAAGCCAAACTATTAGTGATGGTAATACAGTAGATATTGCTGGAGGTACAGGTGTGAATACAGCTGCTTCATCTACAGATACACTTACTGTTAATATTGATATGGTTGGAGCTGACAACTATATTGAAGTTAACGCAGCTGCCGCTATAGCATCTGGTGACTTCTTAGCGTTTAGTGATATTAACGACTCTAACACAGTAAAGAAAATTACATTCGCTAACTTATTTAGTGGTTATATGCAAGGCTTCTTTATAGACGCTGACACAAATGGTGGTGCGGTAACAGCAACTAATAACTACATGGATATTGCTGGAGGTACTGCAATAAGCACAGCATGGACAGGAGTTGGCTCAGGCCCTCAAATTCAAACTGTAACTGTAAATCACAATACTTTCGGATCTGCAGGAACATATACATACCCTTCTTCAGTAACAACTAATTCAACTGGTCACATCACAGCGATTACAAGCGGTTCAGCTCCTGGCACAATGTCAAGCTGGACATTGGCTGGAGATAGTGGTTCGTCACAATCAATAACAAACGGTAACACAGCTACATTTATTGGTGGTACGGGTATTACTACAGCTGCATCAGCAACTGATGATTTAACAATTACAAACTCTTTACCATTTAATAGCATAACATTAGCTGCTACAACTGGAAGTAATTCAACAATAGTTAACTCTGGAACTATAACTATTGCTGCAGGATCAAACATTTCTACAACAAATAATGGTAGTGGTCAAGTAACAATAGCGTATACAGGCGGTACAGGTTCAATGTCTTCATTTACTTTAGCTGGCGACTCAGGTTCGGCTCAAACAATAAGTAACGGAGATACGCTTACGGTTGCTGGATCTGTAGGAATTGACACGGTAGCTTCGGCAACTGATACTGTAGAAGTTAATTTAGATTTATCTGAACTACAAACAGTAACAACTGTTGACCCAGCTGCAGATTTCTTAGTAGGTGTAGACGGATCGCAAAACGAAAAAATATTATACCAAAATGTACACTTAGACCAATGGGGTGATGCAGAAGCAGATGTAGACTTTGGCGGTAATAAATTATTAGATGTTGCAACTGGTACAGCTGGAACTGACGGTGTTAATTTAGCGCAAGTACAGTCTATTGCAGCAGGAGTAGGAGTCTTCCAAGGTGGTTATAACGCAATAAATAACACTCCAGCATTAACAGGAGGTAGTAACATCGCTTTGGATCAAGGGGATTATTATGCTGTAACAGATTCTAATCAATCTTCTTTCTTAGGAACTGTAGTAGAAGTAGGAGATTTAATATTTGCGAACAATGCTATTTCAGCGAGTTCGACTCCAAGTGCTTCTGACTATACGATAGTTCAATCGGGACAAAGTATTGCAGGGTCTGGAGCTACAGATGGAGCAACCGTAAAAGGTATTGCTGGATTTGACAACGCAAACTTTACAGTAACTGGAAACGGATGGGTTTCATTAAATAATCAAGGAACAAACGGAAACTACGGTTCTGCCTCAGAAACTGTAACGCTTGCAGTTAATGCAGACGGTATTATAACCTCAGCTTCAGAGCAAAGTATAGCTATCACATCAGGACAGGTTACAAACTTCTGTACAGATGTTGAAACTTGTGTTAACTCAGCATTCTTCTATCAAGTAACCTTTGGTAATGCAAGTGATACTGATTATGCTATATCTCATGGATTCAATACTACGGATGTTATGTGTCAAATTTATGATGTTTCTTCTGGAGACACTATTTACGCTGAAGTGGAAAGAACAAATGCCACAACCGTAACCGTAAGAAGTAATTCTGCACCTGGAACAAATGCTTGGAGAATTTTAGTAACTAATGTTTCTGGATAAGAAATATTAAATTATATTTGTAACATATGGCAACTACCAATTATTATAATGATTTAGTTGTTACAGGAGCGGCGACTTTTTCGGACACTGTAACAGCATCTAATGGTAGTCTAATACTAGGAGGAACAGGGCGTATACAAGGTGTTGATAGTATTATCGCTGGTACAGACGCTGTTAATAAAACTTACGTAGACAATGCCATCTCAGGTGTGCCTCAAGGCACAGTTACTGGAACGGGTAGTGCAAATACAGTAGCAAAGTTTACTTCAAGTACAGCTATAGGAGATGGCCCAATAACATTCTCAACTAATGATTCAACCTTTGCAGGTACTATAACAGTAACCAATGGTACACACATAGGTCTTACTATTGTAGGTTCGGGTACTAGCCATACACAAGGTGCTATTGCTCTTAAAAGTTCAACTTCAGATACTCCAGAGGCTAGAGGTCAAGGCGTGTTTATGTTTAACGAAGGTGATGATTCTACTTGGTATACAGGTACTCAATACCAAGATGCTGATACGTGGATGTTAGGTAGAGTTGCGGGAACATCTTTAGATACTGCTGCTGCTACAACTGGAAATGCAGTGATAGAAGTTAGTAATAACGGAGCAGTAAAATTATCTACTATTGCTGCAGTTGGTACTGATACTGATAAGTTTTTGATGTCTAACAATGGTACAATAGCGTTTGCAACTGGTGCAGAGGTATTATCTTTTATAGGTGCTGGAACAGGAAGTGGATCAATGTCTTCTTGGGATATAGATACTGCTCTTGGTACAGCCTCAACAGTTTCTAATGGAGATGAAGTAACCCTTACAAGTAGCGCTAATAATCTTAGTATAAATAATTCAGGGTTAACTGTAACTCTTGATTTAGCATCTAGTATATCCGTAACTGATGTAATTACCTGTGGCTCTGATATGACTGTGGGTGATGAATTAACCGTAGACACTATTAATAATGACACAAATGCTGGAACTAAGTTTTTAGTTCATGCCTCTGGTGATAAAATAAAATATCGTACAGCTGCAGAAGTATTAAGCGACATAGGCGCTGGAACAGGTTCTGGCACAATGTCATCTTGGACGCTTGCGGGAGATTCTGGTACTACTGCAATTAGTAATGGCAACACAGCTACAATAGCGGGAGGAACAAATATAACCACTTCTGAAAGCGCTGGCACTGTTACTATAAATAATGGGATTACTAATAATAATCAATTAACTAATGGCGCAGGATACACAACTAATACAGGAACAGTAACGGGTACTGGAGTATCAGGAAGAGTAACATATTGGAACGGAACTAGCTCAGTAACATCTGACTCGGACTTAACATTTAATGGAAGCGATTTAACTATTGGGGGAGACTTATCTGTCAATGGCGGTGATATATCAACTAATCAAGTAAAAACAATTAGTAACGCAGCCTCTCAAGCCACATTAAAAATAGGAGATATTGACGGTAATGATGATATTACTCAAATAGACTTTATGGCTCAAGCAAATACAAACATGAGTTTAGGTGATGACTCGATACAATTTAATAGCTCAGCTATAAACCTCCCTTCTGGATCTTCAACACTTAAGAACGGGTACGGTACACATAAAGAGTATGAGTTACCACCTATGACTAATTATCAAGCAAACGGTGAAACAATTTCTCTATATTCGACAAGTGTAACTGCAGGAAAAATTTATTCTTTGAGTAATGCTTTTGCGGGGTGGGAACAAACTGACGCTGATGATGACAACACTACAAATATGCTAGGTATGGCCCTTGGAACTTCTTCAGGAAGTGGAATGTTATTACGAGGAGTTATAAGATGGCCATCCCATGGATTTACTGCGGGAAGACCTTTATATGTTTCAAACACTCCAGGTGCTTTTACGTCAACAGCACCAACAGGTGCTTCTGATTATGTTAGAGTCATAGGTTATGTAATAGACAGTAGTCGTATATTTTTCTGCCCTGATAATACTTGGGTTCAACGCCCAGCTTAATTAATTTACTATGCCAACAATAAACGCTTCGAAATATGGTTATTTGGTGCAATCTTCTACTACAAGTTTTATTGCTCTAAGGAATGCCACAACAGCTTTACAAGTAAATAACCAACCTACAGGTAACAAAATTGCCGCAAGATTTCGTTACTTAACAGGAAGTAAAGGAAGTGAATGGCAAATGCATAGGTCTTATTGGGCTTTCGATGTATCAGCATATCAATCAGGATACACAATAACCGACCTTGAAGTAAAGTTTGATCCAACAAATTCTACTACAACCAACTTTCCTATTGCAATAATAAAATCAACAGCACAAGGCAATGCTAATTCTAATTTAGTTTCTGGTGATTGGGATAGCTTAGATTTTAACACTTTATATTCTGACAATAGCTCATCTAATTACTGGCCAGACACAAATAACGTAAGCACTATTGAATTAAACTCTACAGCTATTAGCGCATTTAGCACAGGATACCTAAAGCTATGTGTAGTTTGGTGGTTTGACTATACAGGAACAGGAGGGCTTGTTTCCCCTACAACTATTAACGCATATCAAAATACGACTTATGTACCGAGACTTGAGTTTACTGCAACAGCTACTGGATATGGTAATAGCGTAATAGGAGTAGCCTCTGAAAATATTGGTAGCATAATAGGAGTATCCACTGCAGATATTGATAAAGTAATAGGCGTGTAGTAATTCAAAAAAATTAACTATCTTTGTTTTACTAATTAATAAAATATAATATAATGAAAAATTTAACTCAAGAAGAATTAAAATCAGTACAAGACATTCACAACCAATACACTAAGGCTAAAATAGACTTAGGGGATCATGTCTTACAAAGAAGATCGTTGTTAGAAAACATCGATAGATTAAAAGAAGAATTTGCTGTAGTAGAAAAAAAATTAATTACAAAGTACGGTAAAGATTCTGTTATTGATTTAGTTTCAGGAGAAGTAAGATCAGCTGAAGAAGCAGACAAAGTAAAAGAAAACTTAACAAAAGCCTAATGTCAAAAATAAGTAACCAATCCGCATATCCTGCCTTAAATAATCCTCACTTAGATGACTATTTAGTTATCACGGATTATGATAATAAATTAAAAACAAAAACTGTTACTTTAAATACAGTTAAAAATTTATTTCAGGTAAGTTATAATGATGTTACTATTGAGGTTAGTGCAGCTGAAATGAAAGCTTTATTAGGTTCTCCAAAAACTTTAATCGCTGCGCCAGGTGCAGGTAAAGTATTAGAAGTGTTTAGTATTTTTGTATACCTAGATGCAGGAACAACTGCTTTTGACTTCGGAGACCCTGTTCAAGTTTTACAAGGAGTAGCGCAATGGGCGAATATACCAACCTCACTTTTAAATAATGTAGTGGACGATGCAGGTCATTTTCAAAAAGACGTTGTATCATGTCCTATAAATACTGCGATTACATTGCAAGCTCAAAATTCAAACGCAACTGTAGGAAACGGTGTTGTAAAAATTAATATCCGCTACAGAACATTAGATTTACAAACATTCTAAAATGGTTATTAGAAAAATTTCTATCGGTGCTGATTATAAATCAGGCGCAATGCATTATATAGTTGGTCAAGAAGTTTTAGGAGGAAGTTATAAAATTCATTTAATACAACATGATGAGAAGGGTCAATCTTATCAAATCTGGGTTGATAAAAAATCAGAGATATTATTATGGAAAGAGTTTAAAACCACCTTACCTATTTCGCTTGAGTATAATATAAATTTCTAATGAAATCTCCCCATTCATTTATTGTTAAACCTATTGGTAACAGAAGGTATGATAATATAAAAAAAATTGGAAACATAGATTTTATAACTAGTACCTCAGAAGAGGATTACACAGTATCTAATAGATATGCAAAAGTTGTAGAAACACCAATAAATTACAAGGGAGAAGTTAAAAAAGGAGACACACTTTTAGTACACCACAACGTCTTTAAATTTTATAATGACATGTATGGTAAAAGAAAAAGCGGTAAAAGTTTTTTTAAAGAAGATTTGTTCTTTATTGATCCTGATCAGTTTTTTTTGTTTAAAAGAGCTGACAAGTGGCATGGGTATGGTAAATATTGTTTTGTAAAACCTGGGAAGGTAAGAGATAGTTTTTTAAAAAAATCAGGAACTGTTGAGCCTTTAATCGGAACTTTAATTCACTCTAATGCTCAACTAAAAAAGAAAGGATTGAAAGAAGGGGATGTAGTTTCTTATCAACCAGATTCTGAATATGCATTCAAGGTAGATGGAGAGACTTTATACAGGATGTTTACTAACAATATAACTCTTAAATTAAATGGATAGTAAAAGTATAAAACTACAAATTATAAGCGCAGGGGAACAAGCTGTAAGCCAACTTATTAAAGTTGCAAAGGAAGATATAATTAAATATGACAAAGATGATGAGTTGGCGGCAGACAGATTAAAGAACGCTGCAGCAACCAAAAAACTAGCTATATTTGATGCTTTTGAAATTTTACAAAGAATTGAAGAAGAAAAAGATTTATTGAATGGAGTAGACAAAACAACAACTAACACCCCTAAAGGATTTGCAGAATCAAGATCAAAATAAATTATATCGATTAGCAAACAAACAAGTTCCTAAGTCTGTTATAGCTACAAAGAATAGAGCTAAAAGCTGGCAGTATGGGTATAATGAAAAATACAACATTGTTGTTATATCTAAAAACGGAACTATAGGAGATATATATAATATTAATAACCTACTTATTGCACTTCCCGCAACACCTAAATTAAAATCTGAAAAAAAGAAAAAAGACCAGTACTGGGAATCTTTTATTGTACCTAAAGAAATAAAAAAACTACAAACCATATTTCACTGGCATCAAACACCACCTCATTTTAAATCTAAATGGGTAGACTTTATAGAGAAAGAATTTGATAAAAGAGAGCAAGGACATTGGTTTTTAAACAACGGAACGCCTACATATGTAACAGGAACACATTATATGTATTTGCAGTGGACAAAAATAGACGTTGGGCATCCAGATTTTAGAGAAGCAAATAGAATTTTTTATTTGTTCTGGGAGGCGTGTAAGGCGGATGTAAGAAGTTTTGGTATGTGTTATTTAAAAATAAGACGTTCAGGCTTTTCATTTATGAGTTCTTGCGAAGGAGTGAATCAAGCAACAATAACGAAAGATGCACGTGTCGGTATCCTTTCTAAAACAGGAGCTGATGCAAAAAAAATGTTTACTGATAAAGTTGTTCCTATTTCTAATAATTACCCATTCTTTTTTAAACCTATTCAGGATGGTATGGATAAACCAAAAACTGAATTAGCTTATCGTGTACCTGCTTCTAAGATTACTAAAAAGAATATGTATGTTACTGATGAAAAAGACTTAGAGGGTTTAGATACAACTATAGATTGGAAAAATACTTCAGACAACTCTTATGACGGTGAAAAATTACAATACCTTTTACATGATGAAAGTGGTAAATGGGAAAGACCAGAAAATATATTAAACAACTGGCGTGTTACTAAAACATGTTTACGTTTAGGTAGTAAGATTATAGGTAAATGCATGATGGGTTCTACCTCTAACGCTTTAGATAAAGGAGGCGCAAACTTTAAAAAACTTTACGAAGATTCAGACTGTTTAAAAAGAAATCAAAATGGTCAGACTAAATCTGGATTATATAATTTATTTATACCGATGGAATGGAATTTCGAAGGGTATATAGATAAATATGGAATGCCTGTTTTATATACACCTACAGAACCAATCGAAGGTATCGATGGAGAAATGATAAAAATAGGAGCAATAGATTATTGGAAGAACGAAGTAGAGTCTTTATCTCAAGACGCAGATGCTTTAAATGAATTTTACAGACAGTTTCCTCGAACTGAATCTCATGCTTTTAGAGATGAAAGCAAACAATCTTTGTTTAATTTAACAAAAATTTATCAGCAAATTGATTATAACGACTCTTTAATAAAAGAGCATTTTATTACTCAAGGATCATTTCATTGGCGTGATGGGGTTAAAGATTCTACGGTTGTGTGGAGTCCGAACAGAAATGGAAGATTTTTTGTAACTTGGCTACCAAGAAAAGATTTACAGAATAGAGTAGTAAATAGAAATGGAAGAAAGTATCCTGGCAATGAACATTTAGGATCTTTCGGATGTGACTCTTACGATATTTCTGGGGTGGTTGTAGGGAAAGGTTCTAACGGATCTTTACATGGTATGACTAAATTTAGTATGGAAGAAACACCTAACAATCATTTCTTTTTAGAATATATAGCTAGACCACAAACTGCGGAGATATTTTTTGAAGAAGTTTTAATGGCCTGCGTCTTTTATGGTATGCCAATATTAGCTGAAAATAACAAACCCCGTTTGTTGTATCATTTTAAAAATCGTGGCTATAGAGGATTTTGTATGAATAGAGTAGATAAAAAATTAAGTAAATTGTCAAAAACTGAACGTGAACTAGGAGGTATTCCTAATTCATCGGAAGACGTAAAACAATCACATGCTTCAGCCATTGAGTCATATATAGAAAAACATATAGGGCTTGATTTAACTGGAGAATATAGAGACAAAGAAGAAATGGGGGAGTTATATTTTCAAAGAACTTTAGAGGACTGGGCTAAATTCGATATAAGTAATCGAACTAAATTTGACGCATCAATTAGCTCTGGATTAGCTATAATGGCTAATCAGAAGCACTTATATACACCGACTAAAGAAAAATCAAAAATAAGCGTTAACTTTGCACGATACAACAACTCAAGCTCTTACAGTCAATTAATAAAGTAAATGAAAGAAGTAAAAATAAATATTAAGTCCGCTGTATTTCCAGATCAATTCGCATCCGATGCACAGAAAAAAACAGAAGAATTTGGATTACAGGTAGGGCAAGCTATACAATACGAGTGGTTTAGAAAAGACGGTGGGAGCTGTAGGTTTTATGACCAATGGACTGCTTTTAATAGATTAAGATTATACTCTAGAGGAGAGCAATCTATAGCAAAATACAAAAACGAATTAGCTGTAGATGGAGACTTAAGTTACTTAAATTTAGACTGGACTCCTATTTCTGTAATTCCTAAGTTTGTAGACATTGTTGTGAACGGAATGTCTGACAGGTTGTTTAAAGTAAAAGCGTATGCTCAAGACGCTATGTCTGCAGAAAAAAGAAACAAGTTTCAAAACATGATTGAAGGACAAATGATTGCTCGTCCTTTACTAAGTCAAATAACACAAGATTTTGGTGTGGATGTGTTTAGCGTACCTGAAGAAACATTACCTGCTGATGATCAAGAGCTGGAGCTTTACATGAATTTGAAATACAAACCAGCTATTGAAATTGCTGAAGAAGAAGCGATAAATACTTTATTGGCTGAAAATCATTACGAGGATTTGAGAAAAAGAGTTGACTTAGACTTAATGGTGTTAGGTGTAGGTATGACTAAACATCAGTTTTTATTAGGACAAGGGGTAACTCTGGATTATGTAGACCCAGCCAATGTAGTGTATAGCTACACAGAAGATCCTTATTTTAAAGATTGTTTTTATTGGGGGGAAATTAAAACTATTCCAATAACAGAGTTGGTAAAAATTGACCCAGATATCACCAACGAAGAAATGCAGGAAATTTCAAAATACAGTCAGTCGTGGTATGATTATTTTAATGTAGCGCAGATGTATGAAAACAGTATGTTTGCAAAAGACACCTGTACCTTATTATATTTTAATTACAAAACCACAAACACTTTTGTATATAAAAAGAAAGAAATAAGTGAAGGGGTATATAAGACGGTAGAAAAAGACGATCAATTTAATCCACCTGAAGATATGATGTCTGAAGGAAAATTTGAAAAAGTAGAAAAGAAGATTGACGTATGGTATGAGGGTATTATGGTTATGGGAACTAACATAATATTAAAATGGGAAATGATGGAGAATATGGTTAGGCCAAATTCTGCAAATCAATACGCATTACCTAATTATGTTGCTTGCGCTCCTAGAATGTATAAAGGAAATATAGAATCATTAGTAAGAAGAATGATTCCTTTTGCTGACTTGATACAAATGACTCATTTAAAAATTCAACAAGTAGTAGCAAGAGTTGTGCCAGATGGTGTGTTTATAGATGCGGATGGTCTTAATGAGGTTGATCTAGGAACAGGAAACGCTTATAATCCCGAAGATGCTTTAAGATTGTATTTTCAAACTGGTAGTGTTGTAGGAAGAAGTTACACGCAGGATGGTGAGTTTAATAACGCTAGAATTCCTATTTCTCAATTAACATCAAATAGCGGTCAAAGTAAAATGCAAATGTTAATAGGAAACTATAATCATTATTTAGATATGATTAGACAAGTGACTGGCTTAAACGAAGCAAGAGATGGGTCTACTCCAGATCCTAATTCATTAGTTGGGGTTCAAAAATTAGCTGCACTAAATTCAAACACTGCTACTAGACATATATTACAATCTAGCTTATATATTACTAAAACATTAGCCGAAGCTTTAGCTATTAGAACTGCAGATATTTTAGAGTATTCTGATTTTAAAGATGAGTTTGCTATGCAAATAGGAAAATATAATGTTGCAATTATAGAAGAAATTAAAAATTTATATCTACACGATTTTGGAATATTTATAGAGATGTCTCCAGATGAAGAAGAAAAAGCATTATTAGAACAAAATATACAAATGGCGTTATCTCAAAAAGATATTAGCTTAGAAGACGCTATTGATATAAGAGAAATACATAATCTAAAAATGGCTAATCAATTGCTAAAAGTTAAAAGAAAAGCTAAACAAGAGGCTGAGCAACAACAACAAATGCAGCAACAACAAATGCAGGCTCAAATGCAAATGCAGCAACAACAGGCCGCAGCTCAGGCAGAAATGCAAAGAACTCAAATGGAGTTGGAAGGTAAAATGCAATTAAAGCAAGCTGAGATTAGTATGGAAATAGAAAAACAGAAAAATGAAGCTACATTAAAATCTCAATTAATGGCGGAAGAGTTTCAGTATAACATGCAAATTAGAGGAATGGAGCAATCACAAATAGATGCTCGTGAACAAAACAGAGAAAAAGCGAAAGATAAAAGGATTAATCAACAATCTACGAATCAATCAAAAATGATTGAACAAAGAAAAAGAAACACTCCTTCTATAAATTTTGAGTCTAACGAGGACAGTTTAGATGGATTTGATTTAGCTGAATTCGACCCACGATAGCTTAAATTTATATTAAATTAAGTATTAACTTTGTAAAAAATTAAATAAAATGGAATTAAAAGTAAAAGAAGTAAAATTCGAAGAAGAAAAATCTGCTCAAGAAATTGAGGCACAATTATTAGATGATCACGCAAAAAAGCAAGAAGCTCAAGAAGTTACAGATGAGCCGAAAGCTGAAGAAAAAGAAAATGTTTCGACTGTAAAAGAAGAAACACCTGCTCCCGTGTCAGAGCTAAGTGACACAGATGTTCTTTCATATATTAAGAAGAGATATGATAAAGACATAAATTCAGTGGATGAATTGTTTGCTCAACAAAAAGAAAACGAGCCATTACCTGAAGATGTTGCAGCATATTTCAAATATAAAAAGGATACTGGACGTGGTATCGAAGACTTTTATAAATTACAAAAAGACTACGATAACATGGATGGTGACCAACTGTTAGCTGATTATTATGGCGCTACCGAAGAAGGTTTAGACGCTATAGATATTCAAGATATGATGGAGGATAAATTTAATTTTGATGAAGAGTTAGATGATCCTAAAGATATTAAGAAAGTTAAATTAGCTAAAAAACGAGAACTTGCGAAAGCAAAGAAGTTTTTTAATGAACAGAAAGATAAATATAAAGCTCCTCTTGAGTCAAGTGGGGGTGGGTTATCTGATGAACAAGAAAAAAATCTTAATGCTTATAAAAGTTATATAGAGGAATCTAAATCAGTTGAAGAGGCAAATTCCAAAAGATATGACCATTTCTTACAAAAAACAGAAACTGTTTTTAACGATGAGTTTAAAGGTTTTAAATTCGATATCGGAGAGAAATCAATATCTTTTAAGCCTGGTACAGCACAAGAATTAAAAAGCAAACAATCTGATGTAAACATCTTTTTAGAAAAGTTTATGAAAGATGGTTTGATAGCTGACGCAGAAGGATACCATAGGTCTCTTTCAATAGCGATGAACCCAGACAAATTTGCAAAGTTTTTCTACGAGCAAGGAGTTGCCGCAACCGTAGATAATGTTGCTAAGAAATCTAAAAACATTAATATGGATGTAAGACAAGCTCCAAAGACTTTATCGAAAGATGGGTTAAAAATTAGAGCGGTAGGAGATACTTCAACAGGTAAAGGACTCAAAATTAGAAGTATTAAATAAATTATTAAAATAAAAAAAAGTAATTATGTCAGTATTATTAAACCCAAATTTTCAATTACAGCCCTCTGCACAGAGAACTGTGTTGCAATCTAACTACATAACAGACTTTAATTTCTTGAATCAGTATTTACCAGATACATATGAAAAAGAATTTGAGCGTTATGGAAATAGATCAGTAGCATCTTTCTTAAGACAAGTAGGAGCTGAAATGCCAACTAATTCAGATTTGATTAAGTGGGCAGAACAAGGTAGATTACACGTTAAATATACAAATGTAAACGCAGACAACTTAGCAGCACAAGGTGCAGCAGCTGCTGACTTTACAGTTAACGATGTATTAAACCCTGCGACTAACGCAGCCGCAAACATTTCAGGACAAATCGCAATCAGAATTGGTCAAACAATTATGATTTCTGATAACACTCCTGGATCAACATTAAGTAACAAAGCAGTTGTAACAGCAGTAAACTATGCTACAGGAGTAGTAACAGTTGCATTCTATGAGGCAGGTGGTCAGACAATGGCACAAAACTCTACTGTAACTATTTTTGTTTACGGTTCTGAATTTAAAAAAGGAACTGATACAATGGCTGAATCATTAACTTCAGATGATTTCATTTTCCAAAATTCACCAATCATTATCAAAGACAAGTATAGAGTTGCTGGTTCTGATATGGCGCAAATTGGATGGATTGAAATTTCAGGAGAAGATGGAGCAAACGGATACTTATGGTATCTAAAGTCAGAGCATGACACTAGACTGAGATTTGAAGATTACCTAGAAACAGCAATGGTGGAAGCAGTTCCAGCAGCAGTTGGTTCTGGTGCAATCGCAGCTGGTGGTGATGTCGGAGACAAAGGTTCTGATGGAATCTTCTATGTTGTTGAGCAAAGAGGTAATGTGTGGGGTGGAGGAAACCCTGTAACACTTGGCGGATTTGATTCAATGATTCAGAGATTAGACAAGCAAGGAGCTATTGAAGAAAATGTACTATTTGTAAATAGATCATTCTCATTTGATATAGATGATATGTTAGCAGCACAAAACTCTTACGGAGCTGGTGGTACTTCATACGGTCTATTTGACAATGATGCAGATATGGCTTTAAATCTTGGATTTACAGGATTCAGAAGAGGTTATGACTTCTACAAGTCAGACTGGAAATATCTTAACGATGCAACTATGAGAGGTGATTTAGTTGGTGGAGCAGTTAATGGACTATTAGTTCCAGCTGGTTCAACTACTGTATATGACCAAATCTTAGGTAAAAACGCTAAGAGACCATTCTTACATGTACGTTATAGAGCTTCTGAAACAGAAGACAGAAGATATAAAACTTGGATTACTGGTTCAGCTGGTGGTGCATCATCTTCTAACTTTGACAGAATGGATGTTAACTTCCTTTCTGAAAGAGCTGTATGTACTTTAGGTGCAAACAACTTCTTCTTATTCAAGCAATAAGATAAGCTAACCAAATATTAAGGGGGGTGTAATACCCCCCTAATATTTATTTTAAAATTTAATTAAATTATATTACAATGAAAAAAACAAATAAATTTGTCGCTAAGACATACAAATTAAAAAGTCACGCTACACCTCTTTCTTATATGTTAGCGTCACGAAATTCAACAAGATTTCCTTTATTACATTTTGATGAAGAACAAGGAATTAACAGGCCTTTGCGTTATGCAAGAAATCAAAAATCTCCATTTGAAGATGAGCAAGATGGTAATGCTATATTAGAACCAATAGTTTTTGAAGATGGTTTTTTACATGTTCCAAAAGAAAACCAAATACTACAAAAATTCTTGCATTATCATCCACAAAAGGATAAGGTGTTTACTGAAGTAGATAAAAATAAAGATGCAAGCGAACAAGTAGAATGGATGGATTTTGTTCTAGAAGCTCAAATTCAAGCAAGGGAATTATCAGTATCTAAATTAGCTAGTCTTGGTAGAGTTATGTTTGGACAAAAGGCTGACAAAATGACTACAGCTGAGTTAAAAAGAGACATGCTTGTATACGCTCAAAGTGACCCGCAAGATTTTTTAGATACTTTAAATGATCCTATGATTCAGGTTCAAGATGAAGTGGTTCAATTTGTAAGCGCAGGATTATTAAGAATTAACAATAATAAAGTTAATTTTAATTTACCAAGCAATAAGAAAAAATTAATGACAGTTCCTTTTGGCGAGGATGCTCATTATATTTTAGCTTCTTATATGCAAAGTGATGATGGTTTAGAAATTTATAAGTTGTTAAAAAAACACCTCAAGAAAGCTGAGTAATATTTAGTATCTTTACAGCTAAAATAATTATTAACCCATTAAAATTTTTAACTATGGTAAAATATCTAAAATTTAGAGTAAGTGACGCTGATTATTTAATTCCTATTCAAAATATGTTGGGAATTGAAGTAGGCGCTAACACTAAGGTAAACATTCTTTCAAGTGCAGTAGGTCACAGAGCTACTGGCGTGTCTGAAGTATTAGGATACGAAATCACTGCTAGTACAGCAAGTGATGCGGCTAAGACTAAAGAGCAACTTAATAGCATCGTGGATGCTATGGAGCAAGCTCTAAGTACAAGCTGGCAAAGTCCGTATTTTGAATTGAAGCCTAAGTACCCTATAACAGGTGTCGCTCAAATCGAAGTAGAGTGGTCTGCATAAGACAACTTAACTAAAAAGAGAAAGAGGCTTAAAAAATTAGGCCTCTTTTTTTTTGCGTATATTTGTAAAAATAATTATACACTATGCCAGCAAATATTAATGAGGTAAGAAACACTGTTTTAGCTATTGCCAATAAAAATAATTATGGCTACATATCTCCACAAGATTTTAACTTGTATGCTAAACAAGCACAAATGGATATGTTCGAAGATTATTTTTATCAATTTAATAATTGGAAAAATAAACAAAACGCCAGAATATCAGGTACTGGGTATGCTGATATAGTTAAAGGATTAGTTGAAGTAATAGATTCATTTTCTGTAGAAGCTTTTTTAGTTCAAACTTTAGCTAATACATATCAATTACCAGCTGATTATTATTTAATTAACAAGATTTTTTATTACCCTAAAGTGCTTTCTAGCGGAACAAACACTACGGTAACAGCATTTAAATTAACAGACTCGGCTGCAAGTTTTTCAAATTTAACCTCACCATACACTCCGCCTATTTCAAGCTTAATAGTTAACACAACTACTTTAGGTCAGGCGTTTGTAACAAATGTAGACAACCCATCTGTACTGTCTATTAGCGGAAACATTATGAATTTAAATGATAGTTATGTTATTTATGATAACACAAAAATTACAGAAGTAGAGAGAGTTAGTCAAAATAAAATATTTTATTTAACTAGCTCCCCACTAACCGCTCCTTCTGCCCAGTTTCCAGCTTACGTTCTAGACGGAAACACTGTGACTGTATACCCTACAGTATTAGGGCCTAATGTGGGGAGCAACATATTTAGTCAATGGACTGCTTCTAGTATAATGTGTCAGTATGTAAGATACCCTCTTACGCCACAGTGGACGTATGTAACATTAACTGGAGGTGAGCCTTTATTTGACAACACTTCAGCTAGTTTTCAGGAATTTGAATTGCCTGACTCAGACGAGCCAGCGCTAATTGCTAGAATTTGTCAGTATGTAGGTATAGAAATTAGAGAAGCTGATGTATATAATTTTGGAGAAAAAGAATTAATAGAAGAAACACAAACAACAACATAACATGGCATATATAAATGATTATCAATATTACGAGAACGGAGGAAATCTTCCTGCAGATGCTAATTGGGGTTCGTATCAATATGTGTCGTTGGAAGAGGTCGTTAATAACTTCATGTTAATGTACACTGGTAACAATGAATTATTAAATAATGTTGAAAGATATCAGGTTTTGTTTTATGCAAAAAGAGGAATACAAGAGCTGAACTATGATGCTATGAAAGAGATTAAAATCTTAGAGTTAGATGTGTGTAATTCTTTAAGATTTGTTCTTCCTCAAGACTATGTAAACTGGGTTAGAATATCTATATATAAAAACCAGGTGTTACTACCTTTATCTGAAAACATACAAACACTTTGGAGTGGTGCGTATTTACAAGACAACAATTGTAACATTCTATTTGATCAAGACGGTAATGTGTTAAAACCACAGCATTCTTCTTTAGATATGGATAGAATAACTGGAACGAAAAAAAGTATTTATCTTAATGAAGACAGTCCGTTCAATCAGCAACTAGGCTACAACGTAGATGGATACTGGTATTTTGATTATGCAATTGGAGCAAGGTTTGGATTAAATACAGAAACCGCTAATCAAAACCCAACATTTAGCATCGATAAAAAAGCTGGTGTTATCAATTTTAGCTCAGGGACATTAAATGAATTAGTTATTTTAGAATATGTATCAGATGGTATGGAGAGTGGTAATAATGCAAACATAGAAGTAAATAAACTTTTTGAAGATTATTTATATGCATATATTAGATATTCTCTGTTAAACGGAAGATTAGGAGTGCAAGAATACATAGTAAATAGAGCAAGAAAAGACAAGTCTTCTCTATTAAGAAATGCAAAAATAAGATTAAGTAATATACACCCTGGAAGACTCTTACAAAACTTAAGAGGTCAGGCTAAATGGATAAAGTAATATGGCTTTAATAAGCACAAATTTTGTACAAGGTAAGATGAATAAGAGCGTTGATGAGCGCCTTATTCCTGAGGGTCAGTATATTGACGCTATGAATGTGCGTTTAGGGTCTACTGAAACCACTGAAATAGGTGCTGTAGAAAACTCTAGAGGTAATACTCAGCTAACTAATATTTCTGATTTAGGAGGTAACCCAAGATGTATTGGAGCTTATGATGATGGTATAAGCGAAACTATGTATTGGTTTATTACATCTGACACAACAGATATGATTGTGTCTTACCATACCCCTACACAAGTAACTACTAAACATGTAGTTTCTGTAAGTGTATTAAATTTTAATTCTCAGTATTTAGTAACAGGTGTAAACTTAATAGAAGACTTGTTGTTTTTTACAGACGATTTTAACCCACCTAGAAAGATAAATATAAACAGGAATTACCCTGAACCAAGTGGAAGTCCTTTAGTAGATAATATTACACCTGAAGATTTAAACGTAATACTAAAACCGCCAGGATACGAGCCTTTAGACAACTTACCAGCGCCTGATGTTAGTTTATTAAATATTCCAGGAGAAGAAAATTATATTGAAGATAGGTTTGTATCTTTTGGTTACAGATATAGATATCAAGATAAAGAATATAGCGCTACATCTTTATTTACAGTTCCTGCTTTTCAACCAGGCACTTTTAGTTTAGACCCTAATAATTATAATAACAGAGGAATGGTAAACAACTTTAACTCTGCTAATGTAACTTTTGATACAGGGCCTTCAAGAGTAATTGAAATTGATGTGTTATATAAACTAACTACCTCTACTACTATTTATGTAATAGAAAGATTTGTTAAAGAAGATTTAGGGTGGGGTGATAACACTAACCAAACAATTTTATTTACTAACAGTAAAATATATACAACTTTAGGATCAGACGAACTATTAAGATTGTATGATAATGTTCCACGTCTAGCAAAAGCACAAACCATTATGGCTAACCGTTTGGTGTACGGAAATAATGTGGACGGATATAATATAGCAAATTCAGCTGGACAAACACTTTCTCAAAATTTTAACACTAGCTTAGTAAGCACTGAGCTTTCTTTAACTGAAGGCCCAAGCCCATCTTTTAACACATCCGTTTCTGGTAACGCCAACTCAATTGATTATGATATAAACCCAAACAGTCTAAACTTTACATATGCTAATAGTACAGTTACTTTTGACTTATCAGACTTTGTAGCTAATGTTCCAGCTGGCCTTCCAAATAAACTTTTAAAAGGAACTCAGCTTAACTTTAATTTTAATGTTGAAAGTTACACATGGCAATCAACCTCAACTGATGTAACAGGAACTACAGTTACCACCTGTACAGCAGCGGGTGCGCCTATAGCAGACTGTTCTTGTTTTCCTACATGGAGCGGAACAGACTCTCCTTTTGATATATCTTTTACTTTTAGATTAAACCAAGACTACACTTCTGTTTTTGATATGGTGAATAGTTCTGAGTTTCAAGCACAAGTAGGAACTCAGTTAAATCTTAATATGACTGCAATCTCAGCGTGTGGAACTGCTAATCAAGGAACATCTATGGCTGATAACTTTAATTGTTCTGTGGCTATACCAACTGTATGTGCATATACAAAATTTAATAGTAGTATAAATTCTGCCGCCCAACAAGGTTTTAGGTTAACTACAACACCAGGAAGCAATCAGTTCTCATTGCAATTAATTGCAATGAATTCACGATTTGTAGATGGAGGAGGAATTACTCATAATGTGTATGAATACTTTAGGTTTGTAAACGCTAGTTTTTTCTATATTAGCGACCAAAACACTTCAAGCCTACATAGTAATAGAGATTATGAAACAGGTATTGTTTATCTTGATGATTACGGAAGAGCGTCTACAGTTTTAGTTTCTTTATTTAACACTGTATTTGTTCCACCAGCTCAGTCTATTGATAAAAATCAAATACAAGTAACTGTACCTGCTTTTGACCAGCCTCCATACTGGGCTAACTCATATAAATTTGTAGTAAAACCAAGCTCGACAACTTACGAAACTATTTTTGTAAACTTCTTTTATGTTGACCCGCTTACTAATATTACTTATTTTAAATTAGAAGGTGATAATATAAATAAAGTAAGAACAGGACAAACCTTAATTGTAAAGAAAGATACTAACGGGCCGACAACACAAGAAATTAAAGTAACCGTATTAGATACGTCAGCTCAAGGAAGAAACTTTTTAAACTCCGACCCTACAACCCCTACACCAGCAACATTTGTTCAATTAGCTGGGTATTATATGCAGTTAAAAGCTATTAACTTTTCAGCTGCCGCACAAGATGGTGATGTAATAGAAACTTGGCCTACTAAAAGTGCAGGTCAAATACAAACAGGGGTTTTTCCTTGTTCAGGTGGTTATGATTGGATTGGTACAAGATCAAGACAAAATATAGCGTCTGTTAATTACAATAGATGGATGTATAGACTGGCTCAGTTTGACGACTTGAATAACCCTGATTATAACAATATGAGTAATATTGATTTACCTGCAGGGTCAGTAGTGCAAATTAAAATTGAAAACAAAAGAAATGAAAGAGGAAGTAAGTGTGAAGGGTTGGAATATATATATGACAAACAATATGTTGTGTCGCAAGACTATGCTTCTTTTAGCGCTTGGTGGTTTGGTGACAACATCGCTATTGATACAGGAGATGTAATCGCTGGTAACTTAACAAACACTTTTAATAATACTGCAACTATACCTCCTTGTAAATCTGACATCCCAGACCCTCCTGGATTTGGACAAACACAATATCATTTTATAAAAGACTCAAACGGTATTGAATATTTTGCAATTGCAGTTGCTATCCCAGCCTGTGCAGGATCTGTATTTGCAACCGTAAGAGACTCAATATCTTCAATGGAGCTTGTAGTGTACAGAGCAGATAATGCAATTATATTCGAAACTGAACCAGCTGATGCTGACCCAGACTTGTTTTATGATTCGTCAGAAAAATATCCAGTTGTTCACGGAACTCAAAGAGCTTATCACGCAACAGGCCCTGTAAAAGCTAACTCAACAACGACTAGCGCTTCAGCTAATAAATTAATTGACAGTACAGCAAGTTTTATTGGGGTAGTTGCTGTAGGTGATTACGTATATAATACCACTACAGCTGGAACTCCCAATACAGCTTTAGTTACAGCGATAGATAGCGGCACTCAATTATCTTTAGATGCTAATATTTTTATTTCAGGTGCTGAAAACTACACAATAATAAGACCTTATGCGGGTAACACAAATCAAAACAACACAACTAATGCCGAAATAGTATTGCCTTTTATGAATTGCTATACATTTGGAAATGGAGTTGAAAGTTTTAAAATAAAAGACGCTTTAGATGGAAGGTCTTTTAGTTTAGGAGAAAGAGTTTTAGCTGTATCAAACGCTGATTATAAAGAGGCGGATAGATTTGCAGGACTAACATATAGTGGATTATATAGTGGAACAAATAATTTAAATAATTTAAATGAGTTTAATTTAGGTCTAGCTAATTTTAAAGACTGCGAAACTTCATTTGGCCCTATACAGTATTTACACGCAAGAAAGACAGATATACTTACTCTTCAAGAAGACAGAATAACATATGTTTATGCGGGTAAAAACATACTAACAGATGCAGTTGGTGGAGGCTTAGTTACCTCAGTACCTGAGGTTTTAGGTGAGCAAATCGCAAGAATAGAAGAATATGGAATTAGTTTTAATCCAGAAAGTTTTGCTTCATTTGGTTATGACATGTACTTTACAGATACTAAGCGTGGAGCTGTTCTTCAGTTAAGCGGATCAAGCGCCTCTAACGATGTATTAAATGTGATTTCAGAACAAGGAATGCGTTCATGGTTTAGGGATCAGTTTTACGCACAACTTTTAACTCAAAAAATAGGAGGTTACGACCCTTATATGCAAGAATATGTGTTAAACAGCAACACTATAGAAGTTCCTTTTGAAGCACCTAAAGTTCCTTGCGGTCAAGTATTAACTCAATCAAGCAGAACCACACCTTATGAATACACAGTGGATTCAGGGAACGTAATTGGCACGGTAGCTATTAATTTAACTGTTGCTGGAGGAAGTGGAGATGTACAATTAACAGCGGTTTGGAACGGTATTAGTTTCCCTAATGCGCCTGTAGGCCCTGGGACGTATAACTTTACAGTTAATAAAACAGCTAATTCTCCTAGCGATATAATCGTAACAGTTACTCCTTCAAGCACAGCAACCTACACAGTCGAAGTTAAATGCCCTCCACCTGTTTATATTACTGTAACTCAAGTGGTAGTAACCACAGCTCAGGATGTTGGAAAATATATTCACGCAGAATATTACTGGTCAAATAACGTAGTAACAAGCCCTATCTCAAGTTCAATGGTTACTTTCGGAAGCAGCACCACAACAGCTTCACTTTTCTATTCTCAAACAGGAGTGCGTTCTGTAGGTGTTTTCCCTTATGATGGGGTAAATTTAATTTTAAGAAGCAATAAAATTAATTTTGACGACTTTGATTTTGATTCTGCAAGTAATAAGTTTAGATGGTTAAGCACAAACACGGTTTATCAAAACACACCAACTGACATCCAAACATTACTTACTGGAAGTAATAATATTACACCTATAACTAACCCGCAAACTGGTTTATACCAAGCGCAAGTAACTGGAGCTAGTATACCAGCTAATCAAACTCAATTATATTTGGTGTATGATTTAAGAGAAGTAACAGCTCAAAAACTTTGTTATAGCGCAGTAAGTGCAGCAGAAGCTTGTTGTGATTGTTTAAGTACAGGTGATGGATGTACAGCTGACCCAGCGTGTTGTTTTGGGTGTACGTCTTTTGCGGCATCGCAATTAAGATACACTCCAGCTGATGCGTGTGTTGCGCCAGATGGATCAAATCTTTATCATTCAGGAACTGGTACTTACCCAATAATTGGTGATATCGTATATTCTTCTACTACTTGTGATAGTGGATCACATGTAGCTCAAGGATATTATAAAGTAAAAGTAGAAAACACAGTAATAGAAGTAGGAGTTCAAGGATTAGTAATTAGTAAAACAACATGTTAAGTTATGGCAGGATGTATAGGAACATATTATTATGATGGTACGAGTTTTTCCAGCTCGACATCAATTTATACCAACGCTTCACTATCAACAGTAGCAGCGGATGGATGGTATAGTTTAAATGGAATAAGTAGGGAAATGGTTGGAGGTGTGTTACAAGGCCCACTCGCCTGTGTCACATGTGCTTCTCCATGTACTGTAACACCGTCAGCAAACAGTTCTGGTAGGGGTCAGTTTAAAGCAACAATCGATTTAGGTACAGCTACAGGAGCTGTTATATTAAAGTTTAGACCACAGGGTATTCCTGATAAATTAACCTGGACTTATGACAGTACAACTGCATCGGAATACTCTTCACCAGCTTATGGTTATTTACAAGGCTTAATAGGTCAAATTGCAGCTGCAGGATTGACATCTTGCGATAGTAATTTAGGTTTAGGAAGTGGTCTTGACAATGCAACTGGAAGTAATGGAGGGTCTTATCCAAACACTCCTGTTTATAATTGGGATGCTGGAAGTAATTCTTTTGTAGCTTCAGGCCAAACAACAACATTAGGCCCTTATACTAATCAAGCCGCAGGAGGTGTAGATTTTACAGCCAACCCCCCAGCAGCTTCAAATGGTTGGGTATTTATGGTAGTACCAAAACCGAATGCAACACCAACTCAAATGTTAATAGATGTTGAAGCTCCTTGTAATGGTACAGCGTGGAGTATGCAAAGCTCTTGTCCAGCGGCTTTAACTGGAAACTCTACATTTACCGTAGCAAAAGCTTCTGCAACTTTAGCATGTGCTGAAACCACTAGAGCAACAACTTTATATAATGTGCCAGTTAACGGAACTGCAGGTGTACCAGGACTGTACGACTGGGTATTTACTGATCCTAATGGAGTCACTCCAGCATTAGGGTTTTATTCAAGCGGCCCTCAAGGGACAGGCGCACCATGGATAGAAGTAGGAACAGATGGAGTAGTAGTAGCAACAGGAACTTGTCCGTAAAAAATTAATTATGTCAGGAACATCAATACCAACTTGTCCAACGCTATCTTATAGCGGGCCTCCAGTAAATGGATGGCCATCTTTTTATTCCTTTTGTCCTGATTGGATGCAAGGGATGAATAACTTTTTTTACAGTTTTAAAGCTGGGCAATTATATAGACATAATACCAATAATGCTAGAAATACTTATTACGGAGTGTTTAGTCCTTCAACAATTACAGGTGTATTTAATGCTGAATCTCAAACAATAAAACTGTTTAAAACAATGTCTTTGGAGTCTAATGCTTCTTGGGCAGCCACTGAATTATTTACAGATTTAAGCACAGGATCAATGCTTAATACATATTTTGAAGAAAAAGAAGGAGAGTGGTTTTCTTTTATTAGAGCCAATGCAGGAACTATAAATTGGAATATGCGTTCAGCAAATGGTATAGGAAATAACAATGCAGTGTCAGGGCCTTTAGCAGCTACAGTAATAGGTTTTGCTGCGCCAAATTCACCAGGCTTTATAATATCTGTAGGAGATAACGCTTATTATAATAACGGAGGTGTACCTGTACTTATAGGGCCTGTAACCGCAATAAATAACAGTAACACAGTTAACCAATCAACTATAACAGTAGATGGTTCAGGTAATGCGCAACCACCTATAGGCTCATTTATAATGTATATTAAAAATGCTGTAGCTGAATCACATGGAGCTAGGGGTTATTATATGCAATTTACAATTTCAAACTCTTTAACTACGCCTGTTGAATTATTTGCTGTAGGTAGTAGTGTGATGAAAAGTTATCCATAGATTTTTATTATCTTTGCGTAAATGGATTTATATATTAGAGTATTAAAAGAAGGAGATTACGAAAATATATTAGTAGATTGGTGGAAAGATTGGCGATGGACTCCTCCTTCAAAAGAATTTTTACCTGATGATGGTAAGGGTGGGTATATAGTTTATGACGGTGAAGTGCCTGTATGCGCAGGATTTATGTATCTTACAAACTCAAAAGTAGTGTGGTGTGATTGGATAGTTTCTAATTTTCACTATAAAGATAAAGACAAAAGAAAAGAGGCTATTTATTTATTAATAGCAACTATAAGCCAAATGGCAAAAGATTTAGAAAAAAAATATGTTTATGCTTTGTTAAAAAATCAACCTTTAATAAACGCATACAAACAGCTAGGGTATCAAGAAGGAAGTACTTATACTCAAGAAATGATAAAAATATTATAATATGGCAGCAGTAACATCAGCAATAGTAGGGGTAGCTTCAGGAGCTTTCGGTGCTTATCAGTCGTTTTCTCAAGCGGCAGCAGCAAAATCAGCTGCAGCTAAAGCCGCTAAAGATTCAAAAAAATTAATGGCGGAAGCAAAGATTATGGCTGAGAAAAATTATTTCGAAGGATTAAATGTTCCTATGGATGCATATGAAAGACAAAGAGAAGAAAATTTAGTAGCTGGACAACAAGCTATTTCAGCATTACAAGAAGGGGATCAAAGAGCTTTAGCTGGAGGAGTAGGAGCAGTAAATCAAGCACAATCAGTGGCTTCAGAAAAATTAAGAGGAGACTTAGGTCAAGCATTATATGATAATGAAAAAATGAAAGCTGAAGAACGTAAGTCTATTAATGAAAACTTAATAGCAGCAAATGTTGGTGAGGCTAAAGATTTAAGAGCTGAAGCAGATTATCAAGAAAAAGCTAGAAAACAATCTATGCTGTCGGGAGTTACTTCGGCTTTAGGAGCTGTAAGTTCTGCAGCAGATCTAGTTCCTTTATATGGTAAGAGTCAGTCTTCTAAAAGAGCGGAAGGTATTTATAAAGCAAACGAAAAAGCATTTAAAGAAAGAGGTATAGGTTCAGCAAGAGCGCAAAGATTATTATCTAATTTAGATAAAAATCAATTAAAAGATTTATCTAAAGAGGGCGCTATGTTTGATTTTGACACTATTTTTGGTAAAGGTAGAAAAAATGCTGCTGGAACAATGACGTTGTACGATGGAGACATAGGATTCTATGATGATCCTTCAGACGATTAAAATAAAAATATGGCTAATTTAAAAGATAAAAATTTCTGGTCAGTCAGAGGTGAAAAAAGTGTAGCGGATACACAAATAGACTGGAGTACAGTATCTAAAGATATAACTACAACTTTAGAAACAATTCGTGATGAAAGAGCTTCAGCCAAACAAGCTATAGAAGATTCTACCAATGAGATGATGAAAGAGTTGATGAAAGGTGAAGACATCAACAACGCTACATTATCTACAGCATTAATTGACGGAGGGCAGAGTGGAGCTGACGCTTTACAAGTTCAATTTGACTTACTGAAAAAAGGTTTAATAAAGCCAAAAGATTATAAAATCTTTATGCAGAAACAACAGAACGCATATACTAACCTTAAAAATGTTGTTACTAACTGGGATGCGTGGGATACTAAATCTAAAGAAAGATTAGCTATCGACCCTGCTACTGGGCTTCAACTTGCCTCACAACTAGAACAAGATTTTAACATAAGTACTTCAGCTTTTGGAAACATGGAAAACGTAAAGTTTATACCAACTGAAGATGGGGGTATGGAGGCTGTTAGGTTTATATACGATGAAGATACAAAACAATACGTAATGCCTGATAGGGACACGAACCCTGAAAACTTTATGAATCCTAATGTTATTGGTGCAAGACAAAGATTTGAAATGAATACCACTGACATTACGACTTCAATGAAAAAACAAACTGACGCTTTAGGTACATTTTTAAGAGAAGAGCAAATACGTTCTGGTAGAATATTTCAATCTGTAGAAGACTTTAAAGATTCTCCTAGTTATTTAACAGCAAAAGAAGACGCTATAAAAGCATTATCTACTACTGATTTACAGAAAGCCAATATAGCTGGTCAAATGGGTTATAGGTTTGCAATGAGTGAAGCTCAAAAAACCAAAATGATTAGCGAAGGAGTAGACGCAAGTAAAATTATTATGTATTCTTCTAACGATGGAAGGCCTAATTTTAAAGATGATGCATTTGATAATGTGGGTATAGAAGAGTTTTTAGGAAATAGATTTGATTCTCAATTAACAGATACATTAAAATTAGAAAAAGGTATCGACCCAATAAAGCCAACATCTACTGAAACTCAATTAGAAGAACTAGATAAGCTAAAAGGTACAACCATAAAAGATTACAACAAAATATTGACTTCAGACAACTTACCAGATGTTCAAGCAAGTTTAGAAGGATTAATAGAAAGTCATAACCAAGGAGTAACAGATAGTGGAAAAGGAAAAACTATTGTTGGATACAACTTAACTGATTCAGAAATCATATTTAAGTATTCTGATGGTAGTTCAAGTGATCCTATTGAAAGAGTAGACCTTGGGCCTGATGGAGAATTAGGAACAGATGACGATACAGATGTCGATATTCAGTCGCAAATATATGCTATAAGTGAAGCTCTTACGCCAGATGTGTTTAGGAACTCTACAGAAGTAAGTGATTGGATTAGTGAAAATAATTTTGAAGTAGGAGAGCAAAGAAGAATAACTAGCGAACAAGCGGATGCTATATTTGTTTCAGAAGACGATAATGATAAAAAGATTGTGCAAGAAGCCAAAGAGAGATTACAAAATAGAGATGAAAACCCGATTCAAAATCCTACATCTGATCAGATTAAAAAAGAAATTATGAGGTTTGGAAAAGATGCCTATGAAGTAGACCTTGGAGGTACTGAACCATTTACTATGGATGACGCAACAGGAAGTGCGGATGATTTCTCTGGAGGTATAGTTACACCTAATGAAGACACCATAATGAATATGACCGCTGGAATCAATGAGAATCTTGGAGATATAAACGCTTCACTATTACAAGCTGTTAACAGTATGTTCCCGCAAGAGATGATAGACTACATGAATGATAATGGCTTCCCTATATCCATAAGTTTGAGTGAAGAAGGTTATTCTGATAAAGATGCTAATCAAATAAAAGACGGAAATGTAGATATAGTTATAACAATAGGTGATGAAGAGTATAGAATTACACAGGAAGATGCGAAAGAAAAATACGCTAGTGATGACATATCTAATGTTCCTTTTTATTCTATAATGAAAGACATAGAAAAAACTATTGTTAGAAATACTTATAACAAAGTAAACAAAAAAAGAGGGAAGAAAACTCAAAAAGGTAACATAGGTGGAAAACCTAAAGGATATTAATTATGGAGGAAAGATTAAAAAAGCTGTATGAAAATGCTTTAAAGTATTTCGATTTACCAGAGTATGAGCAGTTTGCTGTAGACATGCAAGATGCTGAAAAAATGGAGAGACTTAGAGATAATATGGTAGAGCATTATGATATGCCGCCCATAGAACAAATGCTCCAAGATTTTGGGGTTGAAAAAAAAAATCCCGATGGCGTTCCTGTCGTACCTGGTGGGCCTGGTTCACCAGACGCTCCATCAAATTTCAATCCAGATCAGGAAGATACGGAATCTCCTACCACACCCCAAGAAACACCACCTTCATCGGATACTGGAAGCGAAGAAATAATTGAAGAAGAAGTTATTCCTGTTGAAGAGGAAGCTCCAGTGGAAGAAGTGGAAGAAGAAGGTCTGTTTGATACTATCACTATAGATAATGTCGGAGAAGCTCCTGTAATAGCAGGAGGTTTTAACCCGCAAGGAGAGCGATTAACTGCAATAGAAAAATATTTAGGCTATAACGATGTAACTGATTTTTTTGGAGACATGTATCGTGCTTCTGAAGTAGGTGCAGCACAAGCTGACGCTGTTGATGAGTACATGGCTTTAGCAACTAAATCAGCTGAAAATGTTACCGCTAGCGATATAGAAGATTACTTAAGAGTTTTGGAAAAACTTGAGAATCAGCCTGAATCTAAAGAAATGGAACAGTTTAGAAGAGTCTCTGCAGCTAACGGAGGTGGGTTTATGGGTATGATGGTCGGTCTAATGCAAAACTTTTCTATTGCTCCAGCTGTAATGATACAATCTATTCGAAGTATGATGAATGCTTATTCACTAGCTACAGGAGGTGTAAGTGCAGTAGCGGTAGGAAAAGCTTCGGCAGCAGCCAGTGCTGGTTTAGCTTCAGCAGCCGCTTCATGGACAGGGCCTGGTGCGGCAGCCGCAGGTGCTTTAGGGGGATTAATAGGTGGAACTGCAGGAGCTATCGGAGGATTTATTGGAGGAGCAACAACTGCTTTAGAAGGCGCACTATCTTTTGGAGAATTTTTTAAAGAAGAAATGGAAAGGCAAGACCTTCCAATAAACGCTGAGAGTGTTAGAGAAATTTTAAACCAGCCAGCCACTATGTCTAGAGTTAGAAACAGAGCTTTAGCTAGAGGTTTTACTATTGGTGGAGTAGAAGCGTTGACATTTGGCTTATCAAAAGGTGCGGTTACAGGAATAGCAAAAGTAGGAACACAAGGAGTAAAAACAGGAATATTAAAAGGAACTATAAAAGGAACTAAAGCAATTCAAGCTAGTAATATTTCGGCTGGAATTGCAGCTTATACTATAGAAGCAGGAGGTGGTTCATTAGGTGAGGTGTTAGGTAGAGTGGCGGCAGACCAAGAAATGGATGAAATAGATATCTTTTTAGAAGGTATTGCTGGAACATCTACAGCGCCAATATCTTTAGCATCAGGTTTATTAAAAGTTCCTAAATATAAAATTAATGGTCAACTGGCTACTCAAGCTGACATAGATGCTTTAGTTAAAAAAGTAGAAGATGGAGGGATGACAATGGAAGAATTAGCCTCTCCTGAGTTAAACATTGAGGTTTTTAATGATCCTGCTAGGAAAAAAATTATTACTGACGCAAGGTCATATGCAAAACTAGGATTAGAGTTAGACCCTAACATTACAGAGTTTGCTGATAAGAAATTAGCTATAGATTTAGAGTACAAGAAAAGAGCAATTAAAAATCCAGATTTAGAAACATCAAAAGAAACTATTAAAAAAATTGATAAAGTATTAAAAGCTATATCAAATAAATACAACGGAACATTAGATGCGGAAGCAAAAGCAGAATTAATAAAAGAAGGTGTGGAAAATCCCACCCCAGAACAAATAAAAGAAAAATCAGATGCCATTTTTAAGCAAGTCACAGAGAGCGTGGATGTACAAAAACTTACCACAGGTCGCAGCAAAGTGGGAAAGAGAGACGAATCCGAACAAGAAACTACCGAACAAGGTCAGGAAAAGACCGAAGCTGAAGTTGCCGAGACAGAGAAGACGGAAGTAACAGATCAAGATGCTATAGACGCATTGAACGAAGAAGGTATTACCGACCCTACAGACAAACAAGTAACCGACAAGAAACAATCTTTACAAGTAGAAGTCGATAAACTAGAAGAGCAAAAAGAACCAGCCATGCAGCGTAATGAGTCTACAGAAACTGAGACCACTACTAAGGATGGTTCTAAAATTAAAGTTGCAGTAGAAAAGGTTATGGATAATTTATTTAATTATCAAGGAAAACCTATAACAAATAAAGTAGCAAGAGTAGCTTATAATAAAACAGTTAATATAGCAAAAAGAGCAGCTAAAGCTGTAAAAAAGATACTTCCTGAGACTAAAATAGTTTTAGTTGAAGACCCTGATACTTTTACATTACTTACAGGTAAACCAGATGCTGCGGGTGAATATTCCGTAGCTGACAATACAATATATATTAACACCTCAAAGGCCACTACAGCCACTATAGCTCACGAAGTAGGGCATGCTGCATTTATACAAGCTCTTAAAAAAAGTGAAAAAAATATTACTGGAGTAACAACTAGAATGTTTGAGTCTTTAAGAAAGTCTAAAGCTTTAGATAAAATTAGCGTAACCTATACAGATGTTAGAACAGGTAAAAAAGTTAAGGAAAGTTTACAGGATTATTTAAATAAGTTCGCTGAACAATACGAATCTAATTTACAAAATGAAGAAAAATTAATGGAAGCTATAGGTTTTTTAGCTGGTAACTTTTCAAGGTTAGATATAAAAGAACAGGGTACTGTAAGAAAGTTTGTAAACAAAATTCTTAAAGCTTTAAAATTAGATAGATTTGTAAACGAAGTAACTAAAACAGATAAACAAATTGTGCAATTTATGAATGCTATTGCAGGAAAAGTTGCATCAGGTACTGAGTTGACTACAGAGGACTTATCTATATTAAAAGAAATAGAAAAAGAAGTGGCTGCTGAAGAAAAATCTGCTCCTAAAAAGAAAGCACCTAAAAAGAAAGCACCTAAAAAGAAAGTGCCTAAGAAGAAAGCACCATCCAAAAAAACTCCTAAGCCAAAGGCAAAACCAAAAGCTACTACTAAAAAAGCAGTAAGAGGACAGCAAGAGGAAGAGGCGGTTGTCGAAAAACCAACACAAACTGAATTACAGTTTGAGGAAGATTTGTCTGAAACAGGAACAGCTGCTGTAGGAAACCCTACAGAAATAGCTAATCCAGAACAAGAGCTGCAGAATAAGATTAATGATATTGAAATAGAAAGAGATGGAGATATTGAAATGGTACAAGAAGAAATAAGTTCAGTAAAGATAGATTTAAAAAATGATTTAAAAAAACCTGGCCTTACTAAAATTGAAAAATTAGAACTTAGAGAAGATGCAAAAGCAACTCTTGATGACCTTAAATTTGATATAAGTGAAATAAAAGCTGAGGCTAGAAAAGCAATAACTCAAGCCAAAAAAGACGCAAAGAAAGGAATAAGCGATAGAAGTCAAATAAACTTCAAACAAAGCTATGATATGTCATTAGTAAAACCATCAGATAAAATAGACATAAACTCTCTTATAAAAGATATACAAAATAAAAAACAGAAAGTTTGGTTCTGGACAGCCGATCAGCTTGGTGCAGGTATGGTAGACGGGCAGATGATGGATGCTGGCCCGAGCTATGCTTTACAGCCAGAAAACAGAGAAAAAGGTATTATATGGGCTGCTTCAAAGTCCCCTAAATTAATTAATGACAAAATAAAAGAATCAGATTATATTTTTATAATGAGTGGTTCTCCAACAAAATCTCAACTGTTTAATAAAAAAGTATATGATGCTTTTGTAAATAAACTAGGAGACTTCAATGTATTTAAAAAAGAAGTACTTGGTATGAAAAAAGTAGTTGGAGTTGTTAAGAATATTTTAAACAAACATGAGGGGTGGGCTTCATTAAGAAGAAGCCCTGAAAGAAAGGCTTTTTTAAATGCTCTAGTAAATCAATTTGATAAAAAAGGTACAGAATTAAAATTACTTTTAGAAAAACAAAATGCTGTAATAGATTTAAATAAATTTAGAGATGGCTTCTATAAGGCAAACAACTTTGGCATGAATGATATTATGCTAGTTTTAAAACCAACTAAAGCTGGTGGTCAGTCTCAACATTCTACTTATGGTACTGATATTTTAGGAGAGGTAGTAGGTGTTCCTGACAGAAAAGTAAACGCATTCAATATAATGCCTGCAGAACTAAGAGCTAAATATGAAAGACCATTAACTTTATCGGAACAATCTCAAGCTGTAGCTCCTTATGGTATTGGTGTAAGAGATGTGGAGTTAACTGAAAGACAGCAAAAAAACTTTGCAAGGTTTATTGATAACTACCAAATTAATGAAAGAGGATTTATGCCATCTACGGTATTTGACGTAGGAAGATTAAAAAGAGAAGCAAAGGAATTTGGATATGGTGTAAGAGTCGCAAGATACAGAGAGGGGTATAGAGCTGGAGAAATATCTGGGTATTACTTAACTAAAGGTGGTAAATTCTTTAATCCTCGTGCTAGATATCAAATGATAGATTCTAACAATCCTATTGAGGTTGTTGTTGATGCTAGAAAAAACAAAATATCAGACGCAGCTATAAAAATAAAGCTTAGAGCAGATGGGTTAACCACCTCTCAAATAGCTGCAGCTTTAGAAAACGCTGAACTTTTTGCAGACATAAGCACTCAAGTGCCTTCAGCCTTTTTAATTTTAGGTGATAAGGTTGGAAGAAAAGTATATAAACGTGTAGTTGACTTTGTACAAAAAACAAATATAGAAAACGCTAAAAAGAAATACAGAATAAGCGATGCAGAAATGGCTGCTATAGCTGATAAAAAAGAAAAGGCGTTAAGAAAAAAAGCTAAATTAAAATCTCCTGATACAATTAAAGATGAGATAGCTGACTTTACAGCAAGGATGAAAAAGAAAAATCCAAAGCTTACTCAAGATGAATTGAATGAGTTGGCTGTAAAAAAAGCTAATGATATAAATAGAGTAGAAGAGAAGAAGCTTAATACAGTTAACAAAGCCATGAGAAAGTTTCGTGAAGACCAGGTTAAAAGAAATAACTCTAAACCAGCTAAACTAACAAAGGCAGAAATTATTGATCAAGCCATAGAGGTTTTACAAACTGACCCTGCTTACATAGATGCTGCAGGTAAAGTAGAAGGTAAGTCAGACTTACAAAGTCTAATGGTGGATCAGCTAATTGTGGCGCTGTCTACCAAAGCTGCGCTTGATACTAACACCAAGGTTGAACAAGCTAAACAAAGAATAAAAAAACAAACTAAAGGTAAGGTTAAGATAAACACTAAGAAAGATTTATTTTATACACAAACTCAGTTAATTAATTTAATTAAGAAAACCATACCAGCTGCTCAGTTTAACAAGAAGCAAGTTAAAGACCTTATGGCTAAGGTAAGAGATTTAGTGAAGCCAGGGATAAATGTAGAACAAATATTTGACGAGGTTGTTGCTGAAATAAACACTATCAATAGTAAAATTTTACAACAAGAAATGACTGGTATACTAACTAAAAAGTATGAGAGTAAAAGTGGTGGTGTAACTAAAGCAAAACAGATAATAGGTGATGTAGCGGCTAGAATCAAAAACATACTTAAAAACTCTTTAGTAGAAGAAAATAAAAACTTAGACCTAGCTGAATTAGACAACCAGGTGACTAAGAAAAATGCTCAGCTTCAAGATAGGATGAATGAATTAGAGGCTGAAATAAAAGGTACTCCAGAAAACGTTGAGGAGCTTGTAAACGAGATGGCTGATATACAATTAGCTATGATGATTAACAGCACTTTAACTTTAGAAGACAGCTCTACAGCTAAAGTACAAGAGTTAAGCGCTATATTACAAAACTTAGATGAGTTGCTAATAGATGGTAATACACAATTAAAACTTGCTAAACAAGCTCAGTATCAAGCCCATCTTGAAAATATCAATGCGGCATATGAAGCTATTACAGGGGAGAAATTAGATTTAGGTATAAAAGAAAACATAGAAAAGGCTAAGAAAAAAATTGCTGAGACTAAAACACAGAAAGAACAAAATGCTTCTAAGATATTTTTACTTAGTAGAATGATGAGTACAATAGCTTCAGGGTTAAGCTACTTCCGTGATGCTACTTCAGGTCTTTCATTATTGATGGAGAAAATTGATGTACTTCCTGGTGAATTGTTTGGTGGGGTGATGCAAGATTTAGTGTACGAAAAAATAAACGAATCTAGTTATGCTTTTAAACAGTTTCAGATTGATAATCAAAAAATGTTAGAAGACAAAGCTATTGAATTATTTGTAGACCCTAGGTTCTTAGGTATCAAGAAACCCTCATTTATAAAAAGAAGACAGGCTCGTAACGCTTTGCGAGACATGAATATTCCTGCTAATAAAAAAGGAGGGTTACTAGGTAGGGCTGGAAGGAAACTAAGATCTATGTTTACTAGAGCGGGTGCAAAAGAAATTTATACCACTTTTACTAAAGGAGTTAGAAGAGATGCTGATGGTAACCCTATATTTAGAGACCAAGCTGCTGTTGACCAGGCGTTAGCTGATTATAAAAATGCTACAGGATTTTTTAACAGACTGCGTAAGAAAGCCATACTAAGAGGGGTGATGGATAAAAACGTAATTGATTTAAGTGATGGACAAACTTATTATTTATACAATCAATACAAAGACCCTCGTAATCATATAAATTTTGAAAACTCTCCAGATATTGGGAAGGATCATGCTCGTATTATGCAACAGCTTGAGGAGTCTATGTCAGATGAATTAAAAGCTTGGGCTGACTGGCAAGTGAATGAGCTTTATCCTTTTCTATATACAAGATATAACAGAGTGTTTAAGAAATTATACCACACTAATTTAAACTGGAATAGATACTATGCAGGTAGATTATATTTAGATGGAGTAGAAAGAGATGCTGTAAACTTAACAGGTAAACCTAATATTTATAAAAAAGATGGTGTTACAAGCGCATCTATGTTTGATAGAGTCCACCATAATAATGCTATTGAACTAGCAAATGGTAATGATGTGTTGTCTACATACTTGACTGATATGGATTGGTTTGCTGCTTACGGAGAAAGTATAAACGAAATTAGTAAGATGTTTGGTAATTCAGTTATAGCTGGCGCAATAAAAGCTAAAGAAGGAAAATTCTTTTACGATACTGTTATTAAAATTATAGATGAAATAGCAGGTAGAGGAATACAAGCTTCAGGAGCAAATAAATTTATTAACGTAACAAATAACTTCTTCTTAACTACACGATTAGCTTTAACACCAATTCTTGCAATAAAACAATTATTATCTACGGTAACGTATGTAGGAGATATTGGTGTAGTAAACTGGTTAAAATACGCAGGTATGATGACAGCAAACACTCTAACTTTTGGAAAGTTCGGTAAAGGTTTTGCGGGAGCTGCAAAAGAAATATTTGCAAACTCACCGTACATGAAAGACAGATACAGTGCAGGATTCCAAAGAACACTAGAGGCTTATGATGGAACAAAAGAAACAAGATTAGTAGGATCGAGTGGTCAATCGTATCTACAGTTTGTTATGGACTTTAACTTATTTTTCTCAAAGCTGGGTGATGCTGGAGCGATATTCTTAGGTGGTATTCCTAACTATTTGTACTTTAAAGAACAGGCTCGTAAGACTAACCCTGATGCTACAGAACAAGAAATTATTGATATTGCAATAAAGCAGTTTCAAAGAAACACTAAAAATACTCAGCAGTCTTCAGACCTTCAAGATAAAGATATTTACCAAATGGGAGGTAGCGCCTTAAGGTATTTAAATATGTTTAAAACATCTCCTAAACAATATTTAAGAAACTCTATGTATTCACAGATACAATTAGGTAGAAAAATTGGAGCTGCAACCAAAGCAATATTCCAAGGTAAAAATCCCTTAACAGCGATGAGTCAAGCAGGAAAAGGAACATTTGCAGAAAACTTAAGAAACTGGTTCTTATACCACGTTACAATGCCTGTTAGTTTCCAGTACGTAAGTATGGGATTGCCTGGTTTATTAAAGCCAGAGTTTGATGATGAAGATATTAATGATTTAGCTAGAGCTGCTGTATTAGGTAATGTAAATGCTGTATTTATTTTAGGTGACTTAATTAAAGCAGCTACAGATTTAACGATAGGAGGAAAAAGATATGGTGAAGATGCAGGTATCAATTTACCTATCTATGAGCTGTATGAAAACTTTGGTAAAAACTATGTAAAAATGATAACTGTAAAAGACCCTCAATTAAAATATTTCTATGCTGTAAAAGCTTTTGCTGGTATAGGAGACATGGTAGGTCTTCCAGGATCAAAAGGAGTTCAACTGTTCCATCATTTAGATAAAATAAGTAATGGACGAATAAGTAATAATGAAAAGTTAATGAGAGCTTTAGGATTTAGCGAGTATATAGTAAAGCAAAGTTTCCCACAAGAAGAAAAACCACCTGTAGGGTTAACTAACAAAGAAAAAAGAGAGTGGAAAATAAAACAAGAACGAAAGAAAAGTGGTAAAGGCCCAGTCTTAACTAATAGGGAAAAAAGAGAAAAGAAAATGAGAGAAAAAAAGAAAAGAAAATAATGTCACAGTTTGATGAGCATAAATGTATGGATCAAAGCTATCAGGTAATTACTGGTAGAAAATCTTTTGAAGACCTTTTAGAAGAAGAGGAAGATGTGGCTCTTATGTTTAATCCTACCCGACCAATTATAGTAATGGTAGATGATATCTACGACATACTAATAGATTACTTCGCCTCAATTGAGGAGTATGAAAAATGTCAAGAAATTTTAGATATAAAAAATTTAGCAAAGGCGATTCAAGAGTGAAATATTCTAGGCCTTCTTACTTTGATGAGGTCTATCGAAGCTATTGATCTGTTACGCATATATTGCTCTATAGACTTATCAATGTCATCAGTTCTTAATTCTACAGAATCTTTAGTCCCATCTGTCAAAGTATATTTTACTAGGTAAGTTTTCATTTAAAAATAATGTGTTAGTCTAGCGACTTGACCAGTGGTTTTTTCGTGTATAAAACCCTCGCAAGCTAAAGGTGCGCCAGTGTAACCTTTTCTTGAATGCCAGCTATCTGCTGAAGAAGGAGATCTCATATACTCTACAGTCACTCCTATAAAATCTTTTCCGTCTCTCCATTTGTGTTTTATTTTATGATGCAAATGATGTAAGTACCAATACCTATGGGTAGTTAATGCCCAGTCTTTCGGGTTTTCTTGAGCCATTAATAACGGGAGGTTATCCATCTTCGCTCCATCCCCATGCTCTATCCCAAGCAAATTAGTTCCATAAGAATAATACTTTCGATGAGAAACACTGATGTCAAACTTTACATCTTTAGCTTTTCTAAACCAGCTTTTTAAAGTATGAGCTAAATGAAAACCTGATTGGTAATCGTGATTACTCATACTATGAACTACATCTACAGGCCCTATCTTTCTTAACATTTCCACACACTTTACATAAAGCATTAAAGCTATCTCATAATGCTCCCACCATTTACCATCAGTATCTTGATAAGTTCCTTTAGTAGTAGTAGAGTAAACATTGTCAATATGTAAAATATCGTTTCCTATGCAGAATAAAACACGATCTATATCAAACCCTTTAGATTTTTCAATCAACCCTGTAACACCCTCTAAAACTCTTTTAACAGCAGTTTCACAATCATATTTCTGATTTGTCTCTATCTCGTTTGCATATTTCCCAATATGTACATCAGCAGGGTTTATAACCAACAGGTGTGATCCTTTTTTTCTTTTTATGGTTGGGTAGTCTGGAGAATAGTCAGCTACAAACTTATTAACTTTAGCAAACAACTGCTGTTCATCTAGCCCGATATTCTCTTTGGTTACAATAGAAAATCTATATTCGCCACTCCCACTCTGCCAGTGTTTAACACTTACGACATCCTTTTTATCTATACCTCTTTCATCTAGATGTAGATCAAGAGCTGTGTTGTTGTTTATATTATCTAGATTTGTGGCTCTTTTTTGTAGAATATAATCTACCTCTTCGTGAGACAGCCTTAGTCTTTTACCGTAATTTTTAGATTTCATCAGATAGAGATTGAATTAAGTCAGCAAGAACTTTAATTAAATTTTGTGCCTTCTTCCTTGCTTCCTCATGCTCTCTATCCATTAAGTCTTCGTAGATATCATTTCCAAAGTCGTGAATACTATTAGACACGAAGTTAATGTGGCTAATGGTATTAACGTCATCTCTGGAAACTCTAGACATTTATTTTTTCTTGGATAGCTTTTATATTATTAGATAGTTCTTGTACTTGTAAATTTAGTAATTTATTTTGTTTAACCAAATTATTCACGGTGTTTTTAAGTAACACAGGATTTAGCTCAATGTATTCTTGACAGTCCATTTTCCATACTTGCATGGCTTTAGAATAGTTTCTGTTAAGGTTTTTATCTACTTCAACTTCATTTTTAAAATTTCTTAACGCAGACATTACAGTAACATGATTCATACCGAATTGTTTTCCGATGAATTGATAAGTCATTCCTAACTCTTGTCTTAAAATAGCGTAACAAATAGCTCTAGCTTGAATAAATTCTGTTTTACGACATCTTAGAGAAGGATCTACTCCTAATATATCTTTAACTATTCCCTTTAAGGCGTTGGTCTTTGCAATATTCATTTGATTTTATATATAAATTTAAATTCATTAAGTCTAAATATTCATCCATAGAAATTATTTCTATGTCAGAAAGAATTGGGTTGTCTCCTAAAGGTCTTACAAGTTCTAATGCAAAAGCCACTGGCTTATTATTATACATAACCAACCCGCCTACTACATAAGAAACTAAGTTACTGCTAGGAATATACCTGAGATTCTTTTCGATAAACTCAGCTATTCTTACACTTAACGGAAACTCTATGTCTTGTAGGTTTTCAATAAAGAAATCATCTATATCGTACTTCCTAACCTCTGTATATTTCGGTTTTACATCCATGATCTCTAAGTTGTTTTAATCTAAATTCTTGAAGCCGAGAAACTTTACCACCCGATGTTTTGCATTCACTAAACAAAACATCTGCGTCAGGTGGTATAGCTAATAAATCGGGAATACCGTTCTTATTAGTCTTAATGAGTTTAATAACAAAATACCCCTCGCTTTCCAACTCTTTTATTCTCTTGCTTTGTATTCTTTGTTCTGTCATTTACTACAAATCTAACAAATCTCTTTTAAAATGATTAAGAGTGTAGTCCTTTTTCTTTAACACAGCCTTGTATATTTTATACTCAATACCACCTTCAGAAAACACCCAATAAATTTTATTATACTTTCTCTCTTTAGTAGTCATCCTATCTCTTGATTGCCAATAAGATGTAGCGCTGAAATCAATATTGTAATAAACTAAAGCTTCAGCATTACGTAAGCTTATACCTTCCCTACCACTTACAATTTGTAATGCAATATTCTTGTTGGTATGGTCAAAAGTGTAAAGATCAGTACACACACTATCTCCAAATATTTTCTTAATAGCATTCAGCTCTTCCTTAAATTTGTAAAATATAGCTATCTTTTTAGTACCAAATTGTTTTCTAATAAAATTAGCTTTATTATAATTTAAAACAGTAGAGTTTCCAGACTCAAACTTTACAGTACCTGAATATAATTGATGTAGCTTCATCATAAGTTTTACTGCAGTGTCAGCCAAGACAACCTCTTCCTTACCCTCAACAACCAAGTTTTTCTTTAACAACCTAATCACATCAGCAGTGTATTTATCTATAGGAACAGTAAGTATTTCTTCATTAGTCTTAGTAATGAATCCCGCATCCTTTTGAGAATAATTAATAGTATAGGGTTTCATCTTTCGTAATATTTCCTCTCTACCACGTGAGTAATCATTTACCATTAAACTGCTCAACTTTTTTTGAAACACATCAACATATCTTTTACAAAAAGAATAAAAGTTTTTATGTTCTGCAAAAGGATTCATAGGTATACCATAAACCTGATGATACATTTGACTGTAAGACTCAGGAGTAGGTGTACCACTCATTAGAATAACATAAGCGTTACGTGATATACGAAGTAATTCTTTAACATCCTTTGCTCTTTTACTAGGCTTAGGAAATGCACCCAAACCATGTGCTTCATCTATAATTACTGCATCCCATAAAATCACAGGTAGTTTATGCATAGACTCATAATTAATAACGTGTAAATCAAAAGATGGTTTTAATAAATCGTAATCAGCCTCAATGCTTGAGATAGCTTTTTTCTTTGTAAGAAACAAAACCTTTGGGGTTTTTTGAGAATGATTTAGAATCCTATGACATAAACCCATTGAGGTTAAAGTCTTTCCTGTTCTAACTTCCATAGCTAGATACAGAAACTTATATTTTTGTAACACCTGTAACCCTTGTGTTATAATTAACTTTTGATAATCTCTAAATTCCATCTTCGTATTTTTTATTTTCAAAATGAATCCACTTACCAATCATATCTCTACCTATTGAAACTTTTAACGTATCTTTATAGATTGCATAAGAATTTAACCATTTATTAAATTTAGTTCTGGAGATAGTAAATTTAGATTTAGGTGCGTAGTCAGGATATTCATTTATAAAGTCATTATATAAATCGGACATATAAATTCTTTTATCCATTATAAACTTCTCGCTTTCAGTATTATTAATTATACCAAGCCATTCTAAAAAGTCGTGACTTGTTTCTGCAGATAACTTTCTAATCCTTAGGTTAACAAACTCACTTTTCATTAAACCATTCATTAAGTAAAGCTGAAGGTTGTTAATCATATAATTATCAAACTGACACCACTCATCATCATCCCACTCTCCAAACATCATTTTTCCAAATTCAACTAGAGGGGTAAAATCTTTATTGTAATGTTGTGTTAATTCTAACTCCCATTTTCTTCTTTCAAAACTAGCACCCTTACCTCTTATAGCGTAGTTGGTAGTAATAGCAACTTTAGGGCTTTTGCTAAAAGGAATTTTAATTGCATCTTTATTTTTCTTTTCTAAAGTTAGACCCTCAGTTACTACACTAAATAATCTTTCAAAGTCAAATGCTTTTTTTACATCATCGAAACATAGTATTTGTGTATCAGCAGAAACTAATTGATAAGCAAAACTCTTTTCAAAATTAAAAGATTTACCATCAATAACCACTAACTTTTTCATATGAGATAGTCCGTTCATAAACAATCCTTTTCCTGTACCACCTTCAGGGTTTTCAGATATTACCTCATCATTTAAAATAGTAGCGGGACTGTAAGATAAATTTTTCCATCCATGTAGTAAGTATCCTATAGTGGAACGCATAGAGTTTATACGACTTTCATTCTCGCCACAAATGTTAGAAATAAATACTTTGTAATCACACTCCTTAGGTTTGCATAAAGTAAAAGTCCTGTCTATAACATGATCCTTCCACACATAACCACCCAAATCTATGTAATCAATCATAGTAACTTTGTCTTGTGTAATTTTTACTGCACTGTTTTTGTAATATAAATAAGCAGTATCTTTATCGTCCTCTATAAAATAAACATCTATAGATGCTAAAAGGGTTAGAAACTCCTCTCTAAAATACCTTGTGTGTTCAGCAAAATAATTATAGACACTGAAGTCATCAATACCTAAAAGATAAGAAAGTATAAAGTCTTTAATTTCTTTTTCACTTGTGTGGTCTATTAAGTTATTAGTAACCTTAACAAATATATAACTCTTACTACCCTCTGGGTTAAATTTATAAAAACCATTCTCTTCTAAAAAGTTTTTAAATAAAATGTGTACAATTTTAATTGTCCCTTTTTCGTTCTTAGTCCAAAATTTATGATTCGCTTGTTCTTCTTCAAGCCTGTTAATCACATTGTCTGCTATACCGACCTCAATCTTGGACTCTTCTAACTGAGATCTAATTTCTTTTTTTGATACTCCTCTTTTAAGTTTTTCTTTTACTTCATTGATTTTATCTTCATCCTGATAATATTTTGTACCGAAGTTTTGTTTATGAGAATAAGCAGACTGAATTGTTCTACGTACTTCATTGGAAGGAAAATCCCGTGATGCAAATCTATTCATTACATACTCAGCTAGGTTTTGATTTACACCAAAGTCATTAAAAGCTGAGGCTAATATATAAACATTATTGTTTCGTTCCCCCTCTATCATACCGTATTTTCTAGTCCACCATTTAAGTAGGATGTCAACTATTTTATTTTCATCAGTAATTGGAATGGTAGGTATATCTACGTGTTTAGTTATCTGCTCATACTCCTGTTCTTCTATATCTTCCCATACACTTGCTAGTGTGTTTATATGGATTAGTGGGTCATAAGACTCATAACAAACTCTAGATAAATTTTTAGAGGTTTTGTCAAAGTGTGGAGAATCAAAATGTTTTTGTAAAGCAAGAAAGTATCCTTTATGATTAGCTATATCCTCAGGTATACGAATTAAAGCCTTTAATCCTTCCCCACTTGGACTTATAAATACCGAGTATACATACTTGCTTTTAGATAGTCTTTCTTTTTCTTGTAGTAATTCTTTGTTAGACTTATAACCATCAAAGTCTAAGCATATTATACCACTGTGGGTGTTTAAAGAGTTGTCGTTTCTTTTTGTAAATTGACCACTAAAACATATAGCGGGTAAAGATTGTTTAAGTAAATTACGTTTGGTCTTATCCTTTTCTTGTCGGATTTTCTTTACTAAATCCTTAGATTTACCCTCCTGAATTCTATTTAAAACAACAGCAATATCTACAAAAAAGGGCTGTGAAGTCTCTTTTATGTTTTGAAATATGGTAATTTTCATAAGATTATGTTGAATTTATGTTGATTTTGTGTTTTGTAAGTTCCTCATTATCAATATTTAACTAATATTTATGTTGAAATGTTAATAATGACTACATAATGTGAAGGTAAGTAATTTAAGTCAAATAAAAAAGGACAGGGGAGAAAAACTCCCCCACCCTTATATAACCTACCTTAGATTATGGCTAGAAAGGTAAGTCTGGCTCAGCTTGTGGTTCAGCTTCTTCCTTTTTCGCCTCAGGCTTCCAAGTGTCCACTGCAACATAATGCGTTTTACCATACTGATCAGCCTCTCTTTTCTTCTGAACGATTAGCTTTACATACTTCTTACCATTGTATTCGAACATGTGTTCCTGTGGTAAATCTGATAAACATAAACTACAAGCGACTTGGTCTCCATCAAATTTGGAAACCCCGCTACCTACATAGATTTTTTCTGACATAATTTATTTATTTTAATGTTTTGTTCCATATGATTAATTGTAGATATGATGATATCATCCTTATCTTGTCTACTATTACAGGACATTGGAACTTGAATCCACATAATAGAATTGCTTGGTGTTTTTTTTGGTATCCAAGACCAAAGTTTATTAAAGATTTTCATAATGAATGTATTGATTAATATCTTCATTTGCATTTTCTGAAAAGAATCTATTATATACAATCACTGCTTCAGCAACCTTTTGTTGACCACTAGCTAAAAATATTTCAGTCGGCTCATATATACCTAAGTTGTGTGTTTGTTTATCAACTACATAAAAATGTAGAGGTTTATCAAACAACATTTGATATATATATGCCTGACTGTCATATCCAAAAGCACGAGCCTTTTTAGGAAACTGAGAAAGCGAACTTGTTGTCTTCAGATCAATTAATATATTCTCTGAAACAATATCTGCTTTACCTTTCCAATTTAAACCCATATGATTACCTATGTTAGCAACCTCAAACTCATTACCCTCTCTATATATATCCTCAAAAAAGGTAAGGTTTTGCTTCATTGCATCTGCACATTTATTTAAATTATCTACCTCACTCTGTAACAATAGAATATCCTCTTTACTTTCGTAAACAGTTTCTTTGTAGACCTTAGTAGTACGTGTTGATGCATCAACTATTTCGTATTGATTTAGTTTTTCAGGCTCAAGCATAAGGGTGTGAAAATAACTACCCTCAAGCATTGCTTTAGTTTTTTCAACAGTCTGATGAAAATCCTTTGGGTTATCTCTCAATGTTTTTATGTCGGAGTTTGATAACCATTTTTTTCCAAAGTCGCCATAATAACGACTGTCATCCTTCAACATATTAAGGATGTCTGTTTTGTTTAACTCCATATTAAGAAAGTTTAGCTAGTTCCTTTTTAACAGATGCTTTTATACTGTATTTAGTTTCTAACTGTGGAATTATTTTAGCTAGACCTAACGCTTTGTTCTTCGCTATATAACTTAATACGTTATACCAATTTTCATCCCCTATGTCTAATACAATCTTTTTTTGTTGAGTTTTGATTGTAGATTTTTTAGGGCTTGGCTTGGATTGATTAGCTATTGCGTTTTCAACTTCGTTAGCTGAGGCAACAGATGTGTCAATACCAATACCAAAATTCCCTAATGCTCTACCCCACGCTGATGTTTCGCAATTTTCAACGTAAGATGTTTTGTTAATGAAGGTACTCCCTTTTTCTTCCTCAGCCATACCCGTTGCTATGACTCTACCATCTTCATTTATAATAGATGCGAGGATTAGGATTGATTTGTCAGTTTTCTCCAACACTTCTGATGTTAAAGAAAATTTAGGATATGTTTTTCTAAAATAGATTAACCTTTCGTTAACCTCAACATACTCCTTACCTTTGATGTTTACTGTTTTTAATTTTCCCATTTGATTTATTTTAATTTAATTAATTTGATTTTGTGTTTTGAGTATCTATTTAAAATACCCTCTCTTCTTGTTTTTAAATTCTGAATGTGCTTGTCGTTTTTACGTGTGTTAACCTCAACTTTCATCTTGTTTTCAATCAGATCAAGTTTATGTAAGCAATTATTCATTGCAGTTATAACGCATCCACGTTTCCACCCATTATTAAAAAAAACTTCATACTCGGTTTCGGTTAACTCCTGAAAGTAATCTCCACCTTTAGAACAATTAAGTATTTCTATATAGTCGGTAAACTTTTGCAACTTAACTCCCATATTTAAAAACGACTCTCCTCTACTCATAGTACAATAAATAGAAGATTTGTCTTCCTGTGCTTGTTCAAATATTTCTTGTAAACTATACTGCTTCATTAATTGATTCTATAATATTTTTATAATCCTTATCGTTATCAATTGTCTGCTTTGCTTTTTTATATCCGTGAATGATGGTAGTGATGTGAACATCAAGACCAGCTTCAGACATAAATCTTTTTATATAAGCAACACGTATAGGTCTTTCCATGCATAAGTAGTAAAGCATTTGTCTTGCATCTACTTTTTCTTGTTTCCTACTTTTGTCAAACATTTCATCTAAACTTAAATGAAACTGTTTTGATATAGCAGTAGCGTAGCTATTAAATATTTCTTTTTTCATTATTTCTTTTTTTCGTTTAATCTCTCTATTTCAAATTCTAAATGTGCAATCGCCTTACGTAAATCCTCGACAGGAGTTTGATGTTTCCTAGAACTACGTAAGCAGTAAGTAACTGCAGTTCCGATATTGTAAGTGCAATCAAAATCACTAACAACATATCGTGCTTGATAATTTCTTTTTTTATTTGTACCTACATAATAATGTGGTACTCTTCCATCTGTGGAATTTATACTCATTCTTTTATTTTTTAAATTTATATTTCGACATATCATTATTGATAATCGTTTTTGGATTTGCTTTAGGTGGGAGTGGCTCAATAAATCTTTTTTTATATTCTATTTTACCACTGTATTTAAAGTAGTTATTTAAATCAACAAACACGTTTTGGTGGTGCTGATCTAATAATTTTTTCTGATATAATTCTTTTATAAGATGTGTAGGCATTGATTAGTATTTAAGAGAATATCAGGGGGGACAAAAACATTTAATATTATGGGTTTCTTACACCCTTAAGATTATTGGCTATTATTAACCTAAACCCCCCTGTATATCCACATTATGAAAACACACGTAGCAAAACTATATAATTACTTTTGAATATGCAAGTTATTATTTGACTTATTTTTAAGCATTGCATAATGCTCTATTGTTAATTGTTGTAGCCATCTTATGTAGTCATAATTTGGCTTGTCTTTTAACTTTTCTTTTAAAATAAGTTTCTCTAATTCATTCATAATTATCCAAATATTATTGGTTGATTTCCTTTTCTATCTTTATGACAGTGATACTCAAACACTTCTTTAAGTGTCTTCCCATAGTATTCGTTTAAACTATAGCATTCATACCACCCCTCTTCATATGTATCACAAGCATTGGTGTGTTCTGTGCGTAGGTAAGATACTTCACATAAAAACTTGTACCCCTCTTCATATTCTACTACTTTGGTTTCGTGATTGTATACTCCAGACATTTCTTTAATGACTCCTCTGTCGTTAATAGCAAACTCTTTAGAATCATCCCAATGTGGCTCTTCATACTGTCCACCACCAATAAACTCTCCATCTTCATACTCCATCCATCCACCCCATCCTGATTCCTCTTCATAAAAATAAGAAAATCCTTTAACAAGTTTTGCAAACTCTAAGATTAACTCTTCATCAAGTGGACTCCAAGCAGTAGTAAAGACATAGGTTTTGGTGTCTTCGTGAAATTCGTTGTCATAGCAACCCCACTTTGTACCCCAATTATCTAACGCCCAAGCATACCAATTATCAACTCCATATTTGGATTTGAATTTATTAGACATTTCTAAGGTTATCCCTGTGTTCCATATTCTCTCGCCTGACTCTCTTTTCTTCTCTTGATCCTGATATTCCTTTTCAGAAATAATAGTAGCTGGAGAGCTGGTGTGGTTTAACTCTTTAGGCATTGGATAAAGGTATTCAGCTAAACCTCTTTCTAGTTTTGCAATTTTTTTAAGTAGTTTGCAATCTTCTTTACTGTCCAATTGAATTGAACAAAAAACGTGATTAGGCATAATATTATATTTAAATTAAACTTCGATTCGTTATCTACCACGAAAAGCCCGACACATTTACGTGCCGAGCTATTCGCAGAACAAACCACAATTATAAACATTTACTCAATACTATCAATATGAATGTTATTACTACTCCTAAAAAAGAATAGAATGTTGCTTTTGCTTTATCTTCGTATTTACTCATCTTCTTGCATTTTATCTGCGTACTTACACGCAGAGTTATAAATATTTCTATCGTACTCTTGTACAAAGTCAACAAAGTAATTCATCCATTCGTACAGTCCTGTATTCATAAAGCTATCCATCTCTCTTACTTCAATATCATCCTCATACTTCAATCCATTGATAGAATTTACAACATACTTGTCAGGTGCGATTAAGTCGCACAATTGTTGGATTTGACATACATCATCTTCTGCCTCCCAACCTTTACCAAATTGTAAGTCAGCAATTTTTTCTAAATTGTTTGCCGACACAAAACTATATGTAGACATATAGCGTTCAGTTTTTATTCTCATAATTTTAAATTTTAATAGTTGTCCATTCCTAAAAAGAGGGTGATGCTTGAATCACCCCCATCCTCCCACACTTCTATAATGTCGAGGATGTTGTCTCTATCAGGAATATTTGCTTTAGTTAAGTTCGCCACAGGCAGAATCTCAGCATCCTGAAATTCACAATCCTGTAGCATTTTTACTAGTTCTTTTACTTTCATAATTTTAAATGTTTAGGGTCGTAATTTTTACCATCTTGATATTCGAGGATTGCATAAACATCTGCTTTGTTATCATAAGCAAACTTCATTGCCTCTTTTTTAGTTTCAAATTCATAGTCATTCTCTATGTAATCTCCACTCTCTGTGTACTCTCGTAATTCTACTATATAATTCATATTCATATGTTTTGGTTAATAAGGAAGATGATACGACATATAATCATCTATTACATTGTTGGTTTCTCCTAACAACAACCTTTTCGGATATTGAATCCTCATCAGTTAACCTCTATTGATTTAATTATTTCCTCGCATAGCTGAGGTGGTATCTTGCTTCTCTCGTGATTACCTTTTAGTCCCTGTGTACCTGTTTGGCTTCCTCTTGGTGCTGGTGTATGACACGAGTCCCCATTCTTACACATTGGTCGTGGAGTCCATCCCATATCGTTAGTCCAAATGTCAGTAGGTTTCATTCTTGAGTCGCCATATTGACAATAGGTAACAGTTTCTCTTCTGTGTTTCATATCCTCCCAATGAGGTGCTTTTCTCATTTTACCTCTTGGGTTTTCTACGTACCACAATAGCTTTGGATTCTTGTCTAGATAATCAGAAATGATTCCTAATGTTTTCTCGAAGATTTTTAAGCCGATCATCTCAGGATCACGAGGGGTAAAATTCTCTCCTGACACCCATTTCTTACCTATACAGGCAACAGAAAAATCAGTACAGGGTGGAGATGCCCAAATGACATCAGGAATCCACAACTCATCTAACTCTCCTACATTCATTTCATTCATACGATAGTCCCAATCCATAATATCGCCCACCCAATTTGTATTGGGATAAGCTACATTATCAACAGAGAATACCTCGTGACCACGTTGCTCGGCAACTTTGCCTACACTACGTGAACCACTAAATAGTTCTAGTATTTTCATAATTGTTGGTTTTGATTAAGACACAAGAGTAATAAGCTACCA